ATTAACGGATATCTGAATTTTAGCCGTAACTGTCATCTGTTCCATAAAATCACCTCATAGATATTTCACTAAATATATGTTATACTATTCATTAGTGAAAGTCAATATATTTGAGGGATTCGATATGAAATAATATTAGCTGTCATCTTCCAACCTCTCATATGACTTGCATTCAACCTTCTCGCCAATGTGCCTGTACCCACCATCTTTAATAATTCGGCATATCGCAAATCGACCTCTCCTGTGACCATGAGTACAGGTGTAGCATGGCGGTTCATATGGTTTTTGCTTAACGTCAAATATTGACATCTGAGTCATTTCAACTCCGTTTCCGCAGAAACCCATGCAGGTTTCCTCTGCAACCAATCATTCCATTCTGCTTCGCTATACTGCATCGCCCAATCTCTGCCATATGCATCAAACATCTGCTGTCGTGCTTCGGCATATGTGCCGTAAAACTTCACATAGTGTCCTGCGTGTTGCTGTCCTACGCCAAATGTGAAGATGTACCACTGTTGTTTATCTTTCGTTGGCATATCCCACCTCTTCAAGTAAATCGTTGATCTCTTCCATCAGGCAATATCCATCACGCTCAACATCATCCCATGCGGCTGTTTTGCAAAAGAAAACTTGCGAATAGTTATCCTTCTCAACCTTCTTTAGAATGTCGGACGTTGCTTTCAGAAGGATTATCGCACGCCGGTAAAATTGCAATATCTCTGCAACTGTATTTCTGTTAAAAGTATCTTTCGGACAGTTCCATCCGTCCTCTGTTGGGAATCCTGTTTTTGTTCCTGTTTGAGGACGCCAGTATACTGCACATTCACATTTTTCATCCTGAGATACTGTCAACTTGCAATCTCTGCAATACGGAAGATCTGTATAGTCATATCCCATCATCAATACCTCATGTACATTCCTGACGGAAAGAACTGGATGATGTATTTACCTTCTTTCGGAATGTTGCAACATTCGTTGAACAGATTTCCGTCTGGATCAATACCTTCGATGCGTCCCCACCGTCCTGACATATCATCGTATCGTTCGCCTGTATCTGCCATGTATACCGTGAAACCAAAGTCCTTTACTTCCTGACCGTCTGGAATTTTAAATGCCATCTTCAGTCTCCTCTTGACGCTTTGCAAGTGCATCCACTATACTTTCTGCCATTTTTTTTCTTGTGTTTTCGTTTAATCTAATCCTGCCACTAAGAAGGTACGCCACTTCGAATATTACATGATCGTATATTTTCTTTTTGCTTTCTTCGTCATCTGGATTGATGATATTGTTAAAGACTAAATACGCACATTCAACTCCTGTGTGGAAAGCATCTTCTCTAGTGGAATATTCACGCATACCAAGACGTTTTCTCTCTTCCGCTTCGTTAAAAAGTTTATCTTTGAAATCGTAGAACCCTCTAATTAGCATAGTGGTTTCCTTTTCAATCCTATCTTCTATCACGGAGTCGATTCTGTCTTCTATGTATTTTTCTGAGAGAGATTCCATGTGAAGGTCTATTTTCTTTTCTACATAGACTTTTATTTCGTCCATTAAATTGCGCTTTATCTCGCGCCTCGTCTCTACCGCTTCATCTTCTAAGAACTTCGTTTCTCTCCTGATGTCATTGATAATCTTGCTCATCACTTCTTCTTTGACTTTGTTTTCATCAATTTGCACATTCATTATTGCGTTCATCTTCCGTCTCCTTGCCTATCTCTTCGCCAAAAATAAACTTATCCATGTCGATTTCTCTGCGTCTCTCCGATCTGTAAATCTCAATCAGGCAATCTGATATCAGCGCGAGATTTATCGCAATCTGTGCCTGTATGCGGTTTTCTGTTATTTCACTTTGCCATCCGTATTTTTCGGCGGCTTCGTTAATTCGATCTACCGTTGTATCGGCGTATGATTTTTGTTTACTCATTTCAATTCCCTCTCCGCAGGTATCCATGCAGGTTTCCTCTGCAACCAATCGTTCCATTCTTCTTCGCTATACTGCATTGCCCATTCTCTGCCATATGCATCAAACATCTGCTGTCGTGCTTCGGCATATGTGCCGTAAAACTTCACATAGTGTCCTGCGTGTTGCTGTCCTACGCCAAATGTGAAGATGTACCATTGCTTTGTTTCGCTCATATACTTACTCCTGATATGGATTAAAACCCAAATCGAAAATATTTACTTGCGCTTCTGCCGCATCTAACCGTTTCTTCGCTGATTCGTAATACTCTTTGTCAATCTCAAATCCAACATATTTGTGTCCTGTTTCGCGACAAGCTATTAGAGATGATGCAGATCCGACATGGGTATCGAGGATAATGTCACCGTTCTTTGCATACTTGCTAATCACCCACTTATAAAGTTCAACTGGTTTCTGTGTAGGGTGTATCCGCTTTTCGTTTATTCCTTGCGGTTGACATTCGTAGACTTTAGATACAGTGCCTAACCCCTCGGAAATATACGCTATTTCTGCCATGCTCATTGTGAAATTTTCGGATATTGTTTTCTTTTTCCAAACAATAAAACCTTTGTACGGCGGCAACATGAAGTTATTTGCTCCCCATATGATTTGCTGTTTCGATACTCTAAACAATTCCTTGAAATAATTTGCATCTGGTTTATTTCCGAAACGATCCATTGTTCCATTGTTCCGCATGTCTTTTGTCGGCTGATTTTCTGACATGTCACGATATGGTGGATCCGCGATTGCCAGATCGAAATACTTGTCCGGAAACCGTTTCATTCCTTCCATACAATCCATGTTATAGAACCCAAAGTCGAGAATATCCTCTGTCTGTCTGTCTGTCTGTCTGTCTGTCTGTCTGTCTGTCGAATCATGTTTGCGGTTTCGTTGCCTGTCAAGTCTTTATTTTGCATTTTTACCACATCAGGACTCCTAGGACTTTGTGCGCACATCCTGTCCTTTCTGTGTTAATATTTGATGTCTAAATCGCCATGTTCATTTACCCAGTCTATTTTCCATTTGTAACCCAAACCACCTTCGGATTCTGGTTTCATAATGTATTCATATAGATGTGGATGTGTTTCTTTTAATCGTTCCAACCTGTTTGGTGATTTCTCTCTTTGAATTCCGAATAGGCAAAACACGCATCCGGTTCGCTTACAACCTGTCGTTTTAAGTATCGGAATTCCGATGTCAAATAATCCAAGATCTGCCATATCAAGCTGACCGTCAACTTCGTTTTCTTTAATGACTTCACCATACACACTGGCAATCGGAATTTTGTTCTGGTAGATGTAAAGCAGTACGTCTTGCTCCGTCCAGAATGCCATTGGCATTGACATTGGTTTCTTTGCATCAAACGCATTGCATCCCTGTTTCAACCACTTTTGCGTCCTGAGTCTGCTTTCAGATGCCATCATTGCAGTTATCGGAACTCTGCCTGTCTCCTTGCCGTATCGCCTTGTCGGTTCCTTCTTCATGACATTGCAGCACTGTTGACCAATTTCAAAAGGTGCGTCCAAAAAGAATTGATACCGTTCGCAGGAAAACATTGACCTGTCTTTCTTGCTAGGGATAGTCTCCGCTGTCGCTTTGCCGTTCTTCCTGTATATTCCTGTCAGGAGTTGGAGTTTTGCATTGTCTATAACCTTTCCATAATCTGTGGTCGATAGTGCGAGATTTATTAACTCGTGTTCCTGTAAGGTTTGCAAAATCCCTGACGGTTCCACCACTTCCGATTCCGTTTTTTTCTGCATAGATGATGGCTTCGAATATCTGCCGCTCCCTGTCAGCTTCGTGAATTCGAATCGGAATGGCTTCTGTGTTATGTCCACCCCCCCCCGAGAGTCTTAACGTATTCTGCGAGTTCTGTGAGTGTGGTTTCGGGATGCTCAACCCCCTTATTGGTTTTAGCGTATTCTCCGGTGCCTGTGACTTGTCTGTATTTCTGATACCACCATTTATGCGCAGATTCTGGTTCGGTCGGTCGGCCGGTCGGTTGGTCGGTCGGTCGGTCAAGCATTTCTGACTCTATGAGACTTGTCAAGTATTTTCTTGCTCCCCATACCGCTTCGCTGACCTCTTTGCTGATGAATGGGTATCCGTATTTTTCAATGACCTGTTTGAAATTCATCTTCGGTTTTAACCAATCCACGTTGTCCCATGTTTTGACGAATTCTCTAATTTCTGGATATTCAAGCCCCGTGTCCACAAACACAGCTTTGATGTCAGGATACATTTCTCTGGCAATCGTCAGTAAAACTGTTGAATCCTTGCCGCCAGAGAAGGAAACGTACACACCGTCGACACCAAACTCGTTTACCCAATCTCTGATCCGCTGTTTGGTCATGGAAATCTTTGCATTTAATGGCGCGACCTGCATTGATTGCAATTCCCATATCTCATGCTTGTTTGCCATTTGCTTCTCCTGCCACTCTTGCCGCCTGTAAACTTCCGTCAGCCAACTTTACTTTGTGTGCTGACTTAAATGCGTTCTGTAAATCCGTCATCGCCGCCTGTACTTCTTTTTGTGCCTTAAACAGCCTGTTCAACGCATCGATGAAGTCATCTGACTTGTGCATGTATTCATGTGATGCGATGTCCTGATTTCTCTGTGCCTTTTCCAGACCCGAGACAAACGACATTGCCATATTCCGTACAATCACATCATCTGCCGCATATTTGTCGCAGATCTCTGATGTTTTCTTGACTACCGCATCCCAATATTCCTGAGAATCCTCTGGATTGTAGAATGCTTTCATTTCGTCCTTCCAGAACTCGGTCATGAACTTTCCGACTCTGGCTGATTGCTCTTGTGTAATTGCGCTCATATTATTCCTTTCAGTTTATGGTTATTCTCTGTAATCGTCATAAATCTCAATTGTCGGTAATCCATCTGTATCATTCACAATCGGATCGTATGGAATGATGATTATCACACCGTTATCATTCACGAACTTCATCAATTCTTCCAATGTGCTGATGCTTGCCTGTTCGCGATAATTCCAATCAGACGTTTTCGTGATATTGAATTTCATAGCAGTTTCTCCTATCCATAAACCTCATATTCGTCTGCAATAAATGTACCCTTGATGTGTTTTCGTTTGAATTTTATGATTCCTACAACAGTACACTCGGCGTAGAATTGAAATCTGAATCTCGCATCATCCGATCTCTTTCAGAAAATCCTCGACTTCAAGAATAATTCTGTCGTAATCGTACTGATGTGGCTTCTTCAACATCACCAAGATCTCTTCCAACATCTCCGTGAATCTGTCGAAGTGTTCATTGATTTCCTGTATTGCCTTTTCCTTTGCTGTCGGCATTGGTCTGTACCTCGCTTTCCTGTCAGATTTCCGTCTTCTTCAAAATGTGTTCCATCAGTTTTTTGTATCCGCCAAGTGTTTGGGAGATGATTTCCAACATCACTTGACACTCCCCATGCCTAAAGGCAGGGGATTCTTGCTACCTGCCAAGTGTATTGGCTGACCAGTCCATTTCTGGTAGGTCGTAGTGCAAGATATGGCTGTGCCATCAGCCTTCCTGAGACAGGACATGTAGTCTCTCAGGCAGTATGTCTGATATTGCTATCGCCAACATACTCAGTCGAATTGCAAATATTGATTGCCCCGACTATATCTCTATGTGTATGGAATCCGCATTTACAAGCGTACCGTCTATCACTTGCATGATGACGTTCACCGCAGACAGGACATGTCTGGCTTGTGTATGCAGGGTTTACATAGAGAACTTCGATACCTGCGAGTTTTGCCTTATATTCTATGTACTGTGCAAGGCGATAGAAACTCCAGTTATGAAGCGAATGATTGTTTTTACGACTTGTCCTTGTCGTAGAGCGAATGTTGGATAACTGCTCTAATTTTATGGTCTTAACATTATGTGCCACGGCAGTAGCAACAATATCATGGCTTAACTTGTGGTCGATATCCTTCATGATACGCTGTTCTTTGTTGTTGATATGTTCCACAGCGTTCTGATGTTTTGCTTTTTGCAAGGATTTACGCTTTGTGGCGAAGTGCCTACGCATGGCTTTATTTTTACGACCGTTGCCGTAGAACTTGACACTACCATCAGAACACTTGCTTACAGCAGGACACTTAATGCCAAGGTCAACGCCCATTACGTTGCCATCATCAGGGATAGAAGGTTCGTCTGCTTCATAGACTATCTGAGCAACTATGCTGTTGTTCTTAACAACAATACGCATTGTACCAAGCTTGTATGATGCAAAGACAGATTTTTGCTTATCCGTCATTTTGGTACGAATAGAAAGCCTTTTAGACTTGCCGTTTATCATGACGGGGAACTCTATATTTGTATCGTTGACTCTGTAGTTCTGATTATTAATATAGCAGCACGGCTTTTTCAGAACAGGAAGTGTAGCAATAACCTTGATATCTTTGCCTTGTTTGGCAAGTATGGCGTTCTTGCGGCCAGCGTCACGACAGGCCTTATTGTACTTTTTGACGATAGACTTGGCATCACGGATGCACTGGTTCGTGAGGGCTGACGGCAGATTGGCATTAACGTTCTTGGTCGTGAGCTTTGCAATAGAAATACCGCTTACGGCATCAGAAACAATACTATTGACCGTGGCAATGTACGTGTCCATGGTATCTTTGACAAGCTGATATTCAGTTTTAGACATATACAGTTTGACTGTTTCTGATAATTGCATAACTCACCTACACATTTTTCTGATTCTGAATGTATTGTTTGATTACAGCAAGTGGAGCACCACCGACTGTCGATACGAAGTAGCTGTTCGTCCAAAGGCTCGGAAGCCTTGATTTAAGCCAAGGGAACTCTTCTCTTAACATACGGGACGAATAGCCCTTGATTTGTTTAACAACTTTGTGTATTCCGTATTGTGGGTCTACTTCCATTAGCAGATGCACATGGTCAGGCATGATTTCCATTTCAATGATTTCGACCTTGAGACGTTCGCATGTTTCAGTTATCAGCTCCTTTAGGCGGACATCAACTCCATTTACAAGAACGGAGCGTCGATATTTGGGGCACCAGACCACATGATACTTACAGGAATAGACTACATTGTTGTTTGATTTATATTCCATATACACATTATACAGCTTGATACCATCTAATGCAAGTATAAATTATATAGCTTTTAGAAGACTAATAGTATAGGTCGCCTTATATCCCCATGTCCAAGGACAGGGGCTTTACGTCGACATTTGGTAATTGATTTCGGTATCTCCGTCATCGTTACATTTTGCTCTGTTGCGGAGCATATCGATTTCTGCAATTGTGCCATCGATTCTGTTGTAGCTGATTGCCACCTGCATTGCGTTTATCATATTCACCTCACTCAAATACTGGATCTGAATCTTCTGGAAGATCCATGAATCCGTCAGCTTCATGTTCAGCATCCGTTCGCCATCCGTAAAGGATATTCTCTGCCAAACTGTTTTTCAGACGTTTCGTTTCGGCTTCGTACCACAAGGGAATGAACCAATCCTGCGTGCCGCTTTCACGATCTTTTGCGACTTCGATGACGTTTGTTCCTGAGTATGCCACATGGTCATCTCCCCACTTAAACATCTCTTTGCTCCGCAGTTTAAAATCCTCGTTGTTCCTGTGTATCAGGAATGCATTGTCAACTGCATTTGCGAGATCTCCAGATCCGCTGATGTCCTCAAGTCTCAGGAAGGACACTGTTTTTCTCGGATGAGCCACAAACAGGATGTGTACCTCGGATTCAACTGCAATCGTCTTCAGCGACAACACAAACTTCTTCTGAGCATCCAACTGCTGATAACTTAAATCTCCAATGTCCAATGCCATCAGGTTGTCAATCACCATCAGGTCTAGTTTGTCCTCGTTGATCTTTTTCTTTATCTGTTCTCGGATCTGCTCATAGTTGTTGCCGTGATGATTGTTGTACAGATAGAACTTTCCCTGTAACCATTCGCTGATAGCTTTCTGGTTCCTGTACGGCACATTCCATTGCCCTTCGTAACGTCCTGCTTCAACACCACTGCGTCCTGCCGCTTGACGGATCAGCCACCGCATGAAATTCTTTTCGTCCAATTCTCCTGAGTAACATCCAACTGTATTGCCATCTTGTATGGCATTGAGAATCAGACCATCAAGCCATGTTGACTTACCTGCTGACCTCAGACCTGTCAGAACTGATATGGCTTTCTTTTTCAGACCATATAATTTTTTGTCAATACCGTCATATCCTGTCTTGATGTAGTGGACTTCCTCTTTTGGCAGATTGAATACGTCCATAGGGGTATACCATATCGGATTGTCGGGCGTTTCTACCATCGGTTCTGGCGGCGGTTTTATCTGCCTGTCACGGTTGTAGTGTCCATACATCTGCTGTTCCTGCTGTTGCCATTTGCGCTCATATGCGTCAGGTTCAAACAGGACTCTCACATCTCGCCATGTCTTGTCCGAACAGGAATCATGGAAACAATGAAATCCAATTGCTCCGTTGTTGCCTTGGAATATCATTGCGTCCTTGCCTTTGTGCGATTCATCAAATGGGCAATGATCCAAGATGTACTTCGTACCGTCAGATGCAGACGCAACTCTGTAATGCAATCCGTGTTTCTGCATCCATGCGACCAGATCAAACTTTTCGCCGTTGAAGTTGTTGTATTTCTGCGGCTTGTCTGGCTGTGGAATCACTTTTGTCACTTGTTTTATGTACTCGACATCGACAGGGACAAATCTCTTTGGCGTATAAACAATTCTGCTCATTCTGTGAGGATTTGTTTCTGTGTTTCTCCCCTTCTGTGCCAACGTTCCATATAACTTGCAAATTCTCGATGAGTTTTTATTTGCCTTGTCGATCTTGATAAAATCATCGGTGAACAATATGTCCAGTGCATTTAAGAAGTTCGAAACTAATTCGTCATTCTCCTTTGTATGTGCCAACTTGACCGAATATAACAGGTGATATCCATTACCGCTGAATCCTATAAGCGGTTCCGAAAATCCTTGTTGTTCCAAGTATGAATAAACTTCTTGCGCTCTTTGTTTTGCTTTTGCGACCTGCTCATCCGTTGCGCTGATCCCTGATGATCTTTCTGGATCCAAATCAACAAGCAACCACCTTCTGGCGTATATGTCTTTGTCTGCTGTTGCAATTTCGCCATCCAAAAAGCGATCTCCTGCGTTTCGTGAATAACACTCGTCTTTGATCTCGTTAAGTGTTATATAAACACTTTTGCCTTTTAGATTTTGCCTTTTGAGGTTTTCAATCATCAAATCAACGCTTTTGAAATATCCGACAGTGGATTTTCCACCTCTGCCGCCAAATATCCTGATTTCGAACAAATCTGTTTGCGTATATCCAGACCTGATGATTGATACGGTTTTTCTTATCTGCTCTTCGTCTAAAAATTCGTTTTTAATCATTGCAAATCGTCCATAAATGTTGTCTGCTGGTTCACTGTGGATTTCTCGTTATAATTCCCTTCTAAAACCTTCGGGAAATTATCTGGTCGAACAAACCAATCCATAGTGATTGCCCATCCTCTTTTGTTTTTCCCTTGGAGAAAATCACTTGTTTTTATGTTTTCGATAGCTTCAAAAACTGCATCCTCGCCATATTGACGAATTCTTGCAGAAAGCATTTTGTCTCTGCCAGACCCTTCGTTTATACTTCTTATCGGCTTAATGCCATAAACAGATAACTCATTCCATGCATCAACGATATTTTTGTGCTTGGTTTTGGGAGAGTCCTTCGTTTCTGAAGGACGTACTATTACGTCAGTAATAGTATTTATATCCTTACCTATCCTTACCTTACCTGTGTCAACCGTTGGTAGACCGTCTGGTAGACCGTTGGTATCTTGCAAGTGATAATTACCTTTTTCGTCAACACTTAGCATGGACTTCTGTTCGATGTATTGAGTCTCGTTATATCTGTCTTTTCTGAGATAGTTATTGATTCGCCAGTGCTTTATAACCACAACACCGTTATCAAACGGAATAATGAACTTCCGCATGATGAGGATGTTCATATCATCGTTGGTTGCTCCGATGATTCTCATGATCTTTTTCGGGGAATTAACGAATCCGTCATCATCTGCTCTCATGCCTAAATCGTAATAGAGCAACCTTGCGCTCATTGGCATTTCCAAAAATGCATCACTGTCAATTATTGTTTTTGCAAACATTCTGCGTTCAGCCATCATTGCTCCTTATTTGCGTGGCGTATGTCTGTAACCAAACAGGATGTGTGCCACCTCTCCACGGTTCAGACCCTGATCCATAAAGTCGTTGACCGTATATCCAAGTTTTGCAATCTCTTCCTTTTCACGCTTCGTGCATTTGTTGAGATCGGTTTCAAGTTTCCATGTCTCGTTCTCATGCGCTCCACCGTAGTTCTCAAGTCTCTTTAGCAGTTTCTCCATCTCTGTTCTCCTTCCCTGTGAGTAGTTCGACAATCCTCTGTCCTGCATCCTTGGACTCTGTGAAGAGTATTTCGCATCCGTATTTTTTCTGGATCGTGAAGCACGCTTTCATCAGGGTGACACCCTTCGTTGCTTTCGGATAAAGCTGTTTGCCGCCGCGCCTGATAAACAATCTCGGATTGACCCACATGTGCAGATCTTTCAGTTCTTTGATTGCAGGACTTGTGACTTGCATTGTCTTGCCACGAAGAATCACCTCTGGGTCTGACTCGACAAGGATTACCAGTTTAATTCCGTTGTTCTGAGCCAAAATCAGTTCATCGCGGAACCTGTCATGACTCTTACCGCATATATCTCCGCATAATTCCTGTATCGAGTTTTTGCTGTCTATACAGATGTCATACGTCCCAAGTAAATCCATCATCTTTACAGGATTTCCACGCTTTTCTTTTCTGGCAAACACATCTTGGATCTTGTCGTTCATCAGAACGTAGTCTCCGACCGGAAGTCTCTGCTGAAGCACTTCGATGCCGTTTTCGGTAAAATACCTGTTCTTGACTTCGTGCTTTCCCTTCTTCTGATTTTTGTCTTCCAGAATTACCATTACCTTTGTTTTCTCTTCCTCGCTTTCCGTATCTGTTCCACCTTATACGTGTGTAGTGGATTATTCTGTGCGTGATGCTTTGCTTCTCTAACTCTGTCATTCTCTTCTTTGATTGCCAGATACTTTTCGCATGTTGCGTGGCACTTGAGGTGTCGGTCTGGGCAATCCTTACATTGGTATGTCACCATTGTCTTTCTCCAACAAAAGTCTATAGATGTCATCTGAGACGGTACGCAACCGTCTGTTTTCTTTCTGCAATACTTCGATTTCGTCATCCTGTATGTGAATCTTCACCATCAGCCAGACGCTCATCAGCATTGAAGCAACCACGAAGATGAACAAAATCAAAACTGTCAGATCGGTGTAGTTCATCTTCCTGTGCTCCCGAATCCATTTGTTCCGCGATCTGTCTCTGGAAATTCTGTAACCAATTCTGGTTCCGGAGTCTCAATCGGGAGGATGACCAGCTGTGTGATTTTGTCACCACGTTTCAGATGCACTTCCTCTTTGCCGTGGTTGTATAACTTGACTACGATACTTCCGGTATAACCTGCGTCAATCGTCCCTTCCCCTGTAAGGTTGTTCTTAACATTCAGACCAGACTTGGATTTCAGCATCCCGACATATCCTTTCGGGATCAGCACATGTACTCCTGTGTTGATTACAGCGGAACCGTTTTGTACTGAGCCAAGATTAATTGTCGGCGGCACAACAATGTCCACCGGAGTCCTGATGTCCATACCTGCATCTTCTGCGTGCGCTCTCTCAGGAAGAAACGCTCCATCATCCAACATGACTTTGATTTTGTCCATTTCGTTATTCCTTTATTCTCTGTGTAAATTTTAGCTTTAAAATGCATAGGGTAGTCAGATGTACCATTGAGTGGTTTAAATTTTCTGTAGCGATTAGCTTATCGGCTCGGACGCATTATTTTTTGAAATCTGACGCATCCGTTCAGCCATCTCTGCTTTCTGTTCGTCCGAAAACTCTCTCGTCACCTTCTTCGACCGGAAGGAAATGAAACTCTTCGGACACTCATAAAACTTGTACTCAGGATTCTCATCTACCTTCTTCCATTCTTCTGGATTCGCTTCACAACGATGCTCCAACTTGGTTATCATGGTTGAATCCGATGTACAGATGTGCGCGATATCTTCATCACGCATGATATTGATTACCGTCTCTTGCTCAAATAATGGGACTCCCATTCAAACTCCTTTCAATCCGCAATGCAATCCTTAAAAATGCAATGAAAACAATCAGGATACTTGCATCCCCTGACCTTACGTCTCGGCTTTATACCGTCATCATCGACCATCTTTGGCATGTCTACAGCCTGTTCTGGTGTCATTCCTTTTCGGACGATGCGGTTCCGAAGTCCTGCGTATGTCATTCCTGACATTTCAGCCAACTGCTTCAACGTATACAGTTGACCGTGATACCGATACTTCCGATGTTTACCTTGCAGTGGTATGGATACGGCTTCTTCAACTGTCATGCCGCAAACTTCCACTCTGCGCTTAATTGTCTGGAACCCAACACCTGTCATTCTTTCCAGTTCCGTCAGGAAGTACCACTGTCCTTTATACAAATATTGCTTTCCGTACTTTCCTCTCGACATGATTCGACCTCAATTAGCTGAAGGGCAACTCTTCCGAATCAATGCCATCAGGAACCGACATAAAATCATTTCCGCTGTCAGGTGCAGACGTAGTATTACTTGCCGCCTGTGGCTGTGGTGCTGACGCAGATGCGTTTCCGCTTTCAGCTATGGTATCTACGAAGTCAAACGATCTGGCAATAATCTGGACTTCTGGATAGATGTAGTTGCCATCTTTGCCCTGATATCTGTCGGGTTTGTCCAATTCGCCCTCAATGCAGATGCGACTCCCTTTATGGAAATATTTGCTGATGTTGTCCGCTGTTTCTCTGAACGCGACAACTTTGAAGAAGTTTGTTCCGCGATCCTTGCCGCGTCTATTAACGGCAATGCGAAACTCTGCTACAGAGATGTTGCTGTTTGTTGTTCTGAGATCAATGTCTGTTGCGATGCGACCATAAATACTAATGATGTTCATAGGTTGACTACTTCCCCCTTGTGACAAATATTGACTTTGACGTTGCTACCTGCGAGTTGCTTTATTGTTTCCAAAATCAGATTCTCGTCAGCATTCCTGTCTGAGACATGGCATATGGAAATTGACTTGCAAGAATCTGTCATGGATGATTCTAGGAATTTAACTGCGGTATTTAGCGATGAATGACCGTTCAGTACATGACGTTCAGATATCTCATCCGAATAATTTACGGCAATGATGAAGTGGTTGATTTTGAACTTCCCTAAATCAAAGGGACAGTACATCCAATCCGTCATATACAAAATTCGCTCTCCGTTAAATTGGAACAGGAATGCGTAGTTTTGACATGGTGTGGTACCATCGTTATCAGTGTGCGGAACTTCAAACGGAACAAACCAATCATCATTCCAAAACAGTTCTTTTCTGTTCGGCTTGCATATACATGCTCCGTCTAATTTTTTTGCGGATTCCGCATTTGTATAAACTGATATGCCGTTCTTAACGAAGTCTTTTGCATGTGCTGAATGATCTCCTAACCATGCGCGTGGGTTAAAAATGCCGTCTGTATCGCATAGACATTAAACCCACACGCAATCATTACTCCTTTCCAACTGCAACCTGCGTCCAGAGCGATGTACTTACCGTCTGATTCAATCAGGTAACAATTCCCCTGTTCGCTTCCGGTTCCTACGGTTATCAGTTTCATAGCTGTTCCTCTAACGCTTCTTTGACCTGCTTGGTGCGATGCAGGTTCTTAACCACTTGCGCAATTGCTTCGTGGATGATCTCTTCTTTGCTTTCGTTCAAAAGATCCTCAACAACACTAACGCTCATGTTTCTCTTGGCTTTGTCGTAGTAGTCATATCCGCTTGACGATTCAAAACACTCTGCAATGATTTCGTCTGCAACCTGCTTTGAGGCAGATTCCACAATCTTTTCGGATATCGTCTTGTCATCCACATCGAAACTAATCGTTACTAGATGGTTCATTTAGTTCTCCTTTTTGTGTTACCACTTTGTCAACTGCGCATTCTAAGCATTTTCTTGTCCTGTTATATATTGTTTTGTATTGTGCTTTAGTTTGCTGTGCTATGTTATAAAATGCTTAGAAGTTATATAATTGAGACAATTCATAATATGAACTGTTTCATTCAAATATTTCGCTTTCTTCTGAGATTTCTGCATCTACAATGTCTGGATCATTTTCAACGATCAGTTCCTGTTTGTTGGCTTTCTCTTCAATCTCTGCCTGTGCATTCTGATATGTCTCATCCATGTGAATCAGAGATGACTTTGCCATCGTGTTGAGGTTCTTAGGGAACTTCCTGATGGCGTTGTTCTGCATCTTTCTGGTAATCATGGATTCGGGAGAGTCCAACCACGCCGCAGAGATGTACGGAATCGCTTCTTCGCAAGCCAACATATCATCCACCGTTTCACACTTCCGCAGTGCATCGTAGATCTCATGCTTCTTTGCATCGATCTCCTGCTTCTGCTTTGGAGTTGCTTTGTATCTGCTCTCGACAATTCCAAAAGTTTCGTTCAACAAATTATTGCGAACGTGCGCAAACAGGTTAGTCTTTACTGATTCTCGTTCGCTGATAAGATACTGAATCGTACTGTCTTTCAGTTTGACAGGGTATACAACCCTGACTACTCTCTGGCTCAGACCCTTCTCTTCCCATTCTGGCGGTGTTGTTTCAATCCCTCGTCTTTTCGGATAAACAAAATCGTCACCTTCTTTTACGAGCCAAACAGGATAAACCTGTTCAACGTTCTCACCGTAATTCCTGAGAAGTGAATCATATCCGCATCCTTGAATGCCCATCTCAATTTCCTGCATCCATGCGTTTCCAACCTTCTTATTTCTAATCTGAAAATAAACTTCTGAAGGAAGTGCATTTGCATTCAGCTTCAGAGATGCACATCGTCCGACAATCTCACGCAGGTTTGATGTGTCAAGTTTCGACATATCTACCTTGTCCGATGCTTTGACCAAGTTATAAATGTTGGTCATTGCGTTCATCGCGCATTCTTTGCTATACTCATCAAACTCAACTCCGACCGTCTCAAAATCTCGCGTAACAAGATTCGTTATCTCGTTCGACCACTGGCTTATGCTTGTCGTGAACTGCTTTTTCTCAGCTACTTCGTTAGCCATCACTATTCTCCTTTCTTAATCATTCCAGAACATATCTTTATCAATAATGTTGTTCTGTTTTGCGATGGTGTATAATTCACACCATTTAATTGCAGTTTCTGTGATTACTTTAGATGATGACTTTAATTTGTATTTCATCATCAGGGTGATATATCCTTTTGGAATTAGAGCAAGATTGGATATATCGCAATTTGTTTTGTCTCCGTCCAAGAAAATCAGATAGCAATCATCTGGCACTTTTCCGTTTTCTTGTTCCCATACCCACCTGTGATACAGTTCCCAATTGTTTGTACGTTTTCCGTATGCATCACCTGTTTTTATATGCAGGTATCCTTGCGAGTCCTCTGTTATGGTTCCTATAGGTACATATCGTTTGGCGTTCTTCCTACTTGCCATACTTCGTACATCGGAATTGCATTTAATCCCCTTTTTAGAACAATGGGTTCTTATGGTGTCCCAAGATCTGTTTGTATTAAATGTTTTATTGAACTCCTCTGTTGCTTTTGTCGTACCCATGATTGGATAGTTGATCTCTAGCCATTCTTCCTGCTCTTTCGTAAATGCTCTTCTGAGATTCAGATATTTTACGCAGTGCATTGTAAATACGTGTTTGTTAATATCTGTTCCGAATAATCTGTTGTGTTCACTGGCTAATTCTTTCGTACTTTTGTGTTTCCAATAGTTCTCAACTATCCAATCATCGTGCCATTCATGATGCACTCTCATTTGGACGATTCGGCAAAATTGTTTTCGCCGTTACCATTGATAAGTTCCATTGCATATGAATGTGTCAGTGCTTTTGTCTGAGCCATCAGCTTTTCTGTCCGAAGAATAAGATCTCCGTTATTAATCATCTGTTTTGCCAAACCAATGACCAGTGCTGTCTGTTCGTTGTCCTGCTGACGTTCTTCTGGTGTAACCTCTTCCTTTAAAGTGACATTTACTCTGTCACCCATGATTCTCTGTAATTCGATTAGTGTCATTGCTTATACTCCTTTTTAAGTTTGATTATGCTTATGCAATTACAAGTTCTTTATCTTCGGATACCTTCAGTGCGACTACCTGACAATCCATCTTCGGCATATTGAATTCATTGAGTGTTTCCGAATTGTCTATAAAGACAGGAGCCTTGACATCGTACAGTTCCTGTAATGTCTTGATGATCTCCAAACCAACCACGATGCGATGACCTGAGTTCAGATTGCTATATGGAACACCGTTGTATGTAATCTCACAACATTCGCGGACACCAGAATTTATTTGCGTTTCAAACAATTTGAATTCCAGACCTTCGAACCTGTCATTGATCTTGTCTGCAAGGAATTTGACGTAGTTCTCAAGAACAAAAATCAATCTGTCGGAATCAGCGAGTTTCTGCGAAACGCTTCTTAACTCTTCTCTGAGTTCTGCAATTCTTGCGTCAATACCTTCGTTGACTTTCACAGATGCCAACTGATCCTGTACTGCACGCAGTTCGTTTCGTAGACTTTTTAACAAGAATTCTTTTTCCGATCGTTCTGCAATTGCTTTGTCCCTGTCAGCAATCTTCTGTTTGATTGTTTTCTGCTCTGCAATGAGTTTCTTATACTCATCTGTTCCTAATGCATCAGAAGGAACTTCGAAGATCTTGGATGCCGCTTCTGCTTCAAGTAATTTGTTCTCCAGATCCGCGATGGAAGATTTGATTTCGTTCAGACCTTCTTCTGCCTGTTTTGCATTGTCTACGGAGCATCTGTTAATCTGTCGATATCGGACAGCTTCTTTGTTGATTTGATCCTTGCGTTCCTGCTGAACTTTAATGAAACGATTCCTATTCTCTTCTTGTTTACCTTCTGGAAGTGCCTGACCGCAGTATTTACAGACATTCTGGCTTTCATCAAACTGTTCTGCCTTAACAGATGCAAACTCATTCCCAAGATCGTCATATGCTTTCTTGGCGTTCTGAGCCTTTGCCAACTCTTCTGCGATGTATGCCTGCTTCTCAGCAAGTTCTTTTCGGCGGCTTGCCAACTTATTTACGATGTCCATCTCGTTGGCTTTTGCTTCGTCATATTTGCGTTTGCGGTCGCGGTCTGCTTCTTCATTAAGCATTTCCAACTTCTGAGCATTCATGAGCAACTGTTCGTTCAGCTGTTCTACGGATGTCACAGGATTCTCTTTAAGTTCGTTCTCGGCAACATCGATCTTTGCCTGTATGGATGTTGCCTGTTCGTTCAGAGCATCTACATCCACAACAAGTTTTGACTTTTCAAGTTCATCGATCCTGACAGGAATTGTTTCCTGTTTGTCTTTAAGTTCCTTCTTTGCTTTGGTGTACTTCTTTTTGCAATCATCAATACTTGCAACCGCTATGTCTGCCGCAATCAGATCGAAGTTTTCAACGCTTTCAGCAACCTCTTCTGGCGTAACGTCCGATACAAACCTCATAAGAAGTTCTCTCTGCTTTTTCCAATCCATTGCAGGAAACGCCATCGGGTTTGTGAGCAATTTGAAGATATCCTCATCGATGATGGATGCAATGAATGCTTTGTATTCTTTGTCGGACTTCGGGAAACCATTGATTTCAAACAGATTCTGGTTTCCAGAGAACTCCTGCTGTTCCTGACCGCGCTTTTTTACCCATTTTTCCTTCTGCGTCTTTTTGACTTCGTATTCAACACCATCAACCGTCATGTTGAGGATGCCTACGATTGCGGTATGGTGGATCTTCTGACCAGATGCATCTAAGGTTCTGACCTCAAACTTGCTGTTGCCCTTGCTATCCTTATCGAAAATGATCCACGAGATAAGATCCAATATGGATGTCTTACCAGAACCGTTCATTCCTTTGATGATGGTAGATAATCCAAACGGAATATCCACCTCTCTAAGACCTTTGAAATGTTCTCCGTGTACGGAGTCAAATGTAATGTTTCTCAATTGAAAATCCTCTCTTTCTGTGCTAAGATGAGGAAGTACAAAATGATCGTAATGCATTTGTACTAACCTCTTTTGGAGTCATCTGTGCTAGAAAGATGGCTCCATTTTTAATCCAACCATTTTCTGTACTTCTGGTAGAATGTGATGATTGTGTATCCTGACCAGACAAACACCACGGTTCCTACCAGACCCATGAGTCCTGTTTCGGCAATCGTTCCGATGTAAAAGAACAACCCGATGATTGCGACTATCAGCAGGATCGCATCATTGTTTTTTATTTCCTTCATAACAACTCCCTTATCTCTTTGTCTGTTAATCCACGCAACCTGATGATTTTTGACAAACGGTCAAGTGGTATTGTTGATGGATACTTCTTGTATCTGTACAAGGTTGTCTTGCTAATCTTTAATACCCTTGCCATCTTTTCTAACTTCACAGGATCATCCGGATCTCCGAAAAGAAGTTTTCTTCGCTGTTCATCAGGATCGCGACAGTATCCTCTTGCCATCACTCCACCTGTATGTGCTTTGTTTCTGCCTGACAGACAGGACACCACATATGCTTGCAATGTCCGATTGCTGTCTTGCTACCAGACCGCTTTGTTGCGGGTCTGGATGATCCGCAGGACTCGCATTTGAAATGGCGAACGTAAAATGATTGACGTTTCATGATTTCAGCTCCTGTTTCGCTTCTATCTGCTTGTAACACCATTCCTTGAAATCATTTACATCTTCTGTCGGATACCATCCGTCTATAAATTCGTACAATTTAATCGCGTCTTCTGACGGAACTTCCGTATACGATGAAACATCGAACTTGTCATGGATGTCCTTATAAAGCCGCGCTCTGAATCTTCCAAAACAAGCCTGATAATCCTTGTGATCTTTGTCAGACCATTCATTTTTGTTTTCCGGAAGTTTTAAAACCGTATAGATACGAATGGCTGTTTTTGCTCTGGCTTTTTTCTGCTCTCCGCGTCTGAGCGTTATCTGTGTTGCAAGATGTGCGTTGATTTGTTCCTGCTTTACCATGAATTCCTTGACGGTATCCTGTTCCTTCTCGATTACGTCCATCCGGACAATCACACCATCGACTGTTGCCATAAGCCGTTTTGTGCCAAGTGCTATCTCGTTGATAGCCTGTACGTTTAATTCATTACTCATTCAGTGTTCCCCCGATATTAATTAACATTTGCTGTGACCATGCATTAATATTTCTGATAGCCTTTATTACGTCCATGCGCTTTTCTTCTGGAAGTTTCTCAATCTGTTCAGTTACCCAAACATATCCACCTACGTTTCGGATGAATGAATTGATCTGAGTTCCAAGGTATTCAGATTCTCTTTCAAGTTTGATCTGTGCGTCATGGATCCCTTCGCGCTCTTCTAGTTCTTTTATGCGTTTATTAGCGGCGTTTCTTTCGTCCAGATACTGTTTGCGTTCTTTTGACAGAAGATCATTTTCTGATCTGATCGTGCTATTTTCACGTTTGATTTTTTCGTAGTCTTCCGGAACAACCTTGACCTCTTTTGGTTTCTGGTTGCGTAGCGTGTCAATCTCTTCCTGTTGTGCTTTGACTCTATCTTTGTAATGTTTAATCTCACGCATCACGGAAGCCTTGGTAACAACCTCACCGTTTGCCAGAGCGTCATCAATGACCTTTTGGACTACTTCTGGATGCTTTGCCATCTGTTGGTAGTCTTTAGCTTCGGTTACTCCGTAACCCATATTGGCAATGGTTTCAGCCTTGGTCTTTACCTCTGTCGAACGTTCGACAGAGGTTTCCAGATCGGTTCTCATGCCACTTTGTTTCGGAATTGCCAAAAGCAGTTCTCCGATCCTCTGTTCTGCCGCAATCAGCGCGTTGCTGACTTCCTGTGTCTCTTTCAGTGTCTGATCCCTGATTTCCTGTGCAACCGATAACTTGTTGACAGTCTGTAGCTTCAACATATAAGCCTGTAGCTTCGCCTTACCAACCAGAACAAATTGTGTTAAATCCTCAAGTGTGTCTGGTAGCTGATTGTTTCTTTCTACAATCTCGTTCATGTCTTACTCCTTTGTCGGATTATTTGAACAGGTAATTGAATGATCTGTCTATTTTTGCCTGTTCCTTACGATGCTTTTCGTTATTTCTTTTTATTTCCCTCACTTCCTCGTCTTCCGCTTTTTTAGCAAGTCTTCTAGCTGTTTTTTCGGCTTTTTTGTCAGCTTGTATCTTGGCTCTGTGACGTTCAAGAATCTCTATCTCGTCTTTAACCGTTTCCATGTGTTCTTTTACTTCTTCCGGATGATCCGCATTATATTTTTCGATTTCTTTGACCAAATACTCTGCAAGTGCTTGATTATCGTCCGTTCCAACTGCCGCTATATAATCAACCGAAAAATCAATTAGTTTTTCAAAACCTACATTTTGAAAATATGGATAGTATTCTGTGAGCCTGATGTTTTCGGTTATGATTTTGAATACATGGTCTAAACGGTTTCTAAGTATGTTGATATTACGATCGAAGACCTTGTAATATTTCGGCTCGACTCCGTATTCTTTTAACGAAAGTTTTACAGCGACAACAAACATCTTCTGTCTTTGTGCTGATAGAAAAATTTGCCTTAATCCATTCATTTCGAACCGCGTTATTAGCAAGTATGTAATTACAATTACTCTTGAAAATTCTTTGGTTATCTGGTTAAGTTCCCTGACATATTCGACATTTTTTGAATTAATAACCTTTGGTCTTTCGTTGTCGTTCAACCAATCGTTTATTGTTTTGCGATCATAAATATCCATTTTGCCCTATTACCCTCAATTGCTTTTACGTTTATTCGTGTTCCGCTTTGTGAACTTCTTTGGTAAAAAAATAGATACCAATGTCCTCATCCTTGATACCTAACACGGTACAAGCATTAGCAATATCTGTCTGAGTGAAATAACTTTCACCGTTCAATACAGATGAAACGAAGTTATGACTTCGCCCGATTGCCTTTGCAAATGCACCTTCCGTCTTCAATTTTTCGCGGATCAGTCCACGTAATTTTGAAAAATCGTACTTTGCCAATTTGTCTATCTCCTTTCTTGAATTTTCGTTCCGCTTTGTGAACTATATGCATCATATCACGTATGAATTAAGCTGTCAACACATTTTTTTCGCTTTGTGAACACTTTTTTCACTTGCCGATTGTAAATGTGAACTCATTATGGTAAAATTGCATTACACAGGGGAGAGAAAGGAAAACAATATGAGTAGCGCAAAGAGACTTCAAGAATTGATGGATTATCTTGGAGTGAACGCAACTGAGTTCGGCAAGATGACCGGAATACCAAAGAGTTCTGTCAGCATGTATCTGAGTGGTCAGAGACAAATGAGAGCAGACAGAATCGGAGACATCTCAGAAAAGTTTGGCATTGATCCTGCGTGGCTTATGGGAAGGGACGTACCCATGAGAAAACCTGTTGAGGTTGCGGATGTAGTAGAAGTGCCGATCTACGGAAGGGTTGCCGCAGGAAACGGAGTGTGTGCATACGAGGATGTTTCTGATTACGTCCCACCGCCGGCATATTTCGGGGATTCCTTTATTTTCAAGGGATTCCCGATTTTTTTTGATTTTACGCGGTTTTTTAAGGTTCGCATCTGATACTAATAGTACCATATTTGAGACGATTTTGCCATATATGAGCGAAAAAGTTGACACAAGAGTTGACCACTGTTAAACAAATAACAAAGAGCCATCACTCGGATGACTCTTCTGCGTCTTCTCTGGCTACTCTTTCAAGCAGCTTCAATAACCACTCTGGCGGCTGTCGTGTTCCTGCGTCCCAGTTCTCCAATGTCCTGATTGGGATACCGTATCTTCTGCTAAATTCCGCGCGACTGATACCAAGTATCGCCCTGATCTCAATCGTGTTCATGACACTACTCCGTCACAATACAGTCCACCGGACTCGTTGGCGCGTTTCATCAATCTCAAAAACAGTGCCATTATATCCTTAAAGTTTTTGTCTTCGATATAATAATCGAGATTTTCCATATCATCCGGAGTGATTTCTAGACTTCCATACTCGATATCTCCATCTGCAACTCCGACAGATAACCAATCATAGAAGATGTCTCCGTCATTCAAATTCCGGACAATATATTCCATTGCTTTTACCATCTTAACGCGTTCCGGTTTATTCATGTCATTTCTCCTTTCTGCTCTGTTGACACCAAGATGCAACCGCATCGGCGTAATTGTCTGTGTTTGCGAGTGACAGGCAGTACATGCAGGTTGAGCATGTCATGCCACAGGTGGAGCGAACAGTTTTTGTTCGCTGATAACGTGCATCCAGATCGTATGCTGTGCAGTTGTAAGCTGCACCGTTGTAGATTTTCATTTTGATCTCCTTTCATAGCACTCTTTACACCAATACTTTCCATCCTTAACAAGATAAGGAATGATCTTTTCCGTCCTGTTCATCCTTATTCCGTATAACGGCATATCCGGTATGATACGGAAGATTTCTCTGCCACATACATTACATTGCCTTGTGCCTTTCATGTTAAAACCTCTTTCCTTCAAATGTGTTGAACCGGACATAGCGTCCGTTGCCATATGTTACGCTGTATACCCATGCGCTGTATGGAACTTCCGGAAACAGTGCGTCCAGCGCGTTATCATACGCTTCTTCCTTATTGCTTGCCAGAACGCTAATGTTGTGCGGAGTATCCGCAAAAAACATCTTGTACTGAACTGTATATGCCTTGTTTGACTTTGCCATGTCGATTCTCCTTTCAAAGACGGTTTAACCTATACCACCGACAAGGTATTTGATTATCAGAACTCTGCTTCGTGGATTCTGATGCCAATCATCTTCCATGATCCGTTCTCACCTGTGAATCTGCTTGAGAAGAAAGTTGTGAGATATGCAATCATTCTGTCAGACCGGAAGTCCGTGTCATATCGGATATCGTATGCCTGACCACCAAATGGTTCTGTTTCCATGCTGATGAACATCCAGTAACCATTTCCATAGTCTCCTTCTTTTTTACCAAATTCGGCTGTTCCTTTATAGGACACTGACTTGCCGTTTCCATCGTTGAGATAAAGAGTTACGTTAAATTGTTCCTTCATTTGTACCACCTTTCTTTCTATGATGTGCTAGTGTCTTTCGTTGATTATATATTACCACTCATTGAGTGGTTTGTCAATACCTTTTTTGCATTTTTAGACAAAAATAGAAGCACCTCAATTAAGAGATGCCCCTATTAAAGCTGCGCTTTGTGTTATTTACATTGTCTCCATGACTCTGCGGATTGCTTCGCGTTCCTGTTCGGTCTGTGCTTCGTTCATCATCTGATGAAGTTTGTCCATTGTATCGCCAGTTCTGCTATAACCGCCAATTCCATTGTAGCTGTTTCGGTATGAGTTACCACGATACATTGTATTGTTGTTACGATAGGAATTGCCACCGCCCATGCCATATGAATTCATGGGATACTGCGGCATATAACGCTGTGAGTAACCGCTGTCGTTCATTTCGATTTCGCCCAGATCCTTGAGGATGTCAACCATCTTGTAAGTACAAGCAAGACTGTTCTCATCAAGTTCACCTCTGGCAGTAATCTGATCCATCTCAGAACCGATCATGTCACGGAGCTTATCGAAGGTTTTCTGCATTTCCATTGCGTTTCTCTCCTTTCTCAGCGAGTAATAGCCAGATCTGGTCGCGTGATGATGATATTCGCATTCTGTACCAGAATTGGTTGGTCACTGGTATTTGTAATTGAGAGAGTTTCGCAACATCCGCGCCATACATCTGCGTTGATTGCTCTGGACACATTGAAATACTCATCAACTGCGGCAGGAGTCACAATCATTGTACTAGACGGAAGAACACTTCCATCCAGTGAGATTGCAAGGCTAATTGCACCAACTGTACCTGTTGTCGGGATTGCAATGTTTGCTCCGAAGTCAACAAGGTAATTTGCGCTGTTGTTTCTGCATCCGCATGAATTGTACGGAACCCAACCACTCAGAAGAAAGTTTCCACTACCATCACGATGTCTTACGAATCCCCTGTTGCAAGGAACTGCAACATCCGTAAATACAACTGTCTGTCCAACATCGACAAGCTGAGAGTCATTAGCGAAGTATTCAGCCATAATTGACCCCCTTCCTTACGCTACGCCGCATCCGCATCCACAACCACCGTTGTTACAAGTGAAGATCGGTGTACGTCCATATACTGGAGTAGTCGGAACTGGGCAAGTGTTCAGACGATTGTACAGAGCATCAACCTCGTTGTTGAGTCCCTGTTGGAAGAGTGCTGTCTGGGCATTGTTGTTTGCCAGAATCTGTGCTGTCTGCTCAACCTGAGATGCCTGACCGCGAGAGTACATAAGTTCCTGACGGAGATTTGCAATTGTTTCATTCTTCTGGTCATCGCGATACTCGCAAAGCTGATCCTTAATGGATTGAATGCCAGAATTGAATGCTGTCAGAAGTGCCTGAGTGTTCTGGGTATCAGTTGTTCTTGTTGCGCACGCTTCGGTTGCAAGTGCAAATTTAGCATCAGCGATACCAGATGCAATGCCATTAAATCCTTGCATGTTAGCTGTCTGTTCTGCGAAGGAACGATTCAGATTTGCAATCTCGTTGCTATTAAGCTGTTGAGAAATTGCGTTCTGCGCTCCTGTTACTGCGGCAGTTGTTCCTGCAAAACCATTGCACAGGGATTGCTGAATACCTGCTGTGCTGTTTGCGAGTGCCATCTGCATATCGCCACAGCATCCACAAAGCTGAGTTGCAAGACCACTCACGCCATCTCTGACAGAAGTAACGCTGTCATGAAGCTGTGCATCACGGAATCCATCGTTGACATTGTTATTGATACCGTTCTGACCATTCAGAAGCCACGGAAAATCAATTCCAAGTCCACCTGCGAAACCGCCGCCGAAGCCGCCCATTCCCCAACCGTTGCCGCCGATCAGCAGAAGCAGAAGAATCCATGCCCAATCTGCACCGAATCCCATGCCACCACCATATCCACCGCCATACATCGGAGAGACCGGCATTACAAAATTTTCCTGATTAGAAGAAAGCATTAGTTGCTCCTTTCTACCGCATAACTATTTGCGGTAAGCGGCTATCCTCTATTCGGATAGTCGGTTTAAAAGTGTTTATTCATAAGCCGCCGCGCGCTCGACTCTGAATCATATTTATCTGCCACCACGCATTCTGTTGATGACCTGCATTGCCCATTGCATTCTTGGATTGCCAATCTGTCCTGATTGCAAAAGGCTGTTTATTATCGCGTTTGGATCGTTTGTATTTATACCTTCTGGCAAATTAAAACCTCTACTTGTGAGATATTCAGAAGGGTTGCTTTTAATCTGCTGAACAGGATCTGGCTGTTGCTGATTATTTCCATTTCCTAAAGAATTAAACATTCCGCTCATTTTCTTTCGGTTTCCTTTCTTGACGTTGCTGTTGTTTTTGCGGTTTTGCTAGTTCAGAAAGTCTTTGTTCAAATTCTTCTCGCGTCACATAGTCCTTTTGCGGAGTTTCTGGTTCTGGCATTTTTCTGTAATACTCGACAAGGTTACTCTGACCGTTTGCAAATGCCGTTTTGATATAAATAGCAGAATCATCTTTCTCCATCATCATCTGTGCCTGACCTGCACCGACAGGGAAGTTCAATGCTTCTTGCCTGTTTGCAACTTGCACAATTTCTGCATGAATTGTTGGTGGAGTCATCATCTGCTGTTGTGTCTGCTGTTGAACCTGTGGTTGCTGAACCTGCGGTTGCTGATACTGCAACTGTTGCTGATACTGCGGATACACAGGTTGGTATGTCGCAGGAAACGGATAGTTGTTATACGGATTTGCCATTACAATTCACCTCGCTTATAGAAGTAATACTGCGGTATATCCTGAGAAGAATCGAAAGTATCCAGAATATTTCCGTCAATTATAGTGCATACATGATCTCCGAATCCTAAAACATATATGCCATATGGATGATCGATACAGAAATCTTCTGCTGTGTAGCAATCAGCACATTCGTTTTCGATTGCCGCACGATTGAAACCGTTCTGACGTAAGATTGCCGACAAAACTGCGTTGCCGCTTGGCATATCACACATTCTGTTTGCAGAATATGCCGCCATCCAGAACGCAGTATCCCAATCTACATCTAGCGCGGCACATATTGCACGAACCACACAATCACCGACCTGCGTTCTGGCACAGGGATTCGGGTTGAACTTTATCCACATATCAATCACTCCAACTGTACTCAAGTGCCGTAATGTATTTATCTAATTCGTCCAGAGCATTATTCTTTCGAAAATCCGCGTAAACGTTATATGCTCTGCTCAGTGAAAAACCAAGTCTTGTCATGCGTAAAATATAAAGTTCCATGACCGTCACCTCTCTTTCACCTATAATTTTGCAATAAAAAAGACCCTCTTGCGATGAAACCAGAGGGTATGTTACGTGCAAGTTTTGGGCAATAAAAAAAGAGCATCCACACATAATGTGCAGATGCCCTGATTAAAAGCAACTAAAAAGAGATATGGCTCAATACCCTATCTCCTTCCTTGTAAACTATATTCTTTATTTGTCTGACGGACATATCGACCTCTTCTGCGATCGCTTCAAAAGTCATGCCGTAAATAAATCTTAGTTTTAAAATTTCTCGATATTTTTGATTGTGACACCACTCGTCAATGAGATGCTCTATTTGACTATTTGACAGATTATCTGCGATACGCTGTCCTTCTCTTACCTTGCGCATTTTTCCGTCTCCTAGTTCTCGTCCGAAGTGTCACTGTTCGTGCTCGTATCCTTGCCATTATTTATATCTCCTGTATTACCAATATAATTCGCAATACCATCCTTGCCATCAACTTCGATGGTTTTGGTGGTTGTTGCAGAACTTGAATAATCATATTGCATCCACGCATAAATCCATGCGGCGTTATTAACTACAATTGCAATAATCAAAACAATAATTGCAATGATAAACCTTTTCGTTGTGCGCTCAAGTCTCGCACCCATGCTATCCATCACATAACGAATCTGATCGTTATTGTTTGTATTATTTTCCGACATATAAAATCCTCGCTTTTGTTTTATTATACAATTAATTGTTGAAAGTTAGCAAACCATTTGACTCACCTCATTCCAAGCAACTGGCTCCCGACTGAAGCCGAGAGCCATCAGTTACTGCATTAAATTCCTCTTTAAGTTAGTTGTTCCGCGATAAATCGCAGTTCGATTTCTTCGAGTAATCGCGTGATTAACTCGCGGATTTCTGTGATAGTCAGGCGTGAGATTTGTTCGTCACTCATAGATTTCGCCTGTGATTTCTTCAAACTGTTCCGGCGTGATTCGGCCCTTCCTGACGAAGTTTTTCATCATTTCCAGATTCCAGTTGTCAGGATAGTTCTTCTTAGCCATTTCGTAATAATTAACAGCCATTACTCTTCCTCGCTTTCTTCTTCAAAAATCTCAGGGTAATCCATTGCGCCGATATACTCAACGATTCCCCTTAATTTCTGATTTTCGCTTCTCATCTTTTCGATTTCTGCCTCGCGCTGCTCGATTCGCTCTTTTCGATTTACAATAAGCATTTTTCTTTCTCCGTTTGCTTTGTGGTGGAGCAATGCCAAATAAACCCTCATAAAACCTATCGAGAGATTTTACTCTTATCTTCTCATCGCACCGCGCCAGACCTGCCCTGACAGATTGATAATGCCTAGAAATATCATCCATCGATATTTCGTTATTATCTAGTTTCTTTTTCATTTTTCGCAGTGTTCTGCGTTCTTTACGAAACTTTTCTGGCGAAGCCTTTACAATAACCTTTCCAGAATCCGTCAGTATTATCCTTCGTTTCAAGAATTTAATTCCTTGAGACAGCTTTGTGTTTTGCTGTTTGCGCGTAATCTCAAGACCGTATTTTTTATATTCCGCAATGATGAATTCTCTCACTTCGCGCAATCGATCAGGATCATCCGAAATTAAAATCATGTCATCATTAAACCTGATATAATACTCAATCTTGAATTTTTCTTTGATCGCGTGGTCTATGTGGTTTGGCATTGCCAGTTGTAAGAGTTGCGATATCTCAGAACCGAGAGCCGTCCCTCTTTCGCCAAAAGGATCAGCGGATATCTCATCTGGTTCTCTGGTGTCCTTGAAAGAATCAATGATATTGTAAATGTGCGCCCTCAACCGCGCATCCTTTACATATTCATCCACCGTCCGCTTAGTTTTGGAATGTGGAGTATTCGGAAAGTAACCCTTAATGTCTAAGTGGTCATACCTTCCTTCGTTGCTTTTGTGTCTGCGATAATACCTTTGCAGAAAGCATATCGTTCTGTCCACGGCAAAGTCCACGCCTTTATTTTTCTGACATGCACCATTGTCGTATATTAATGATCCGAGTAATTGTTCTCGTACTCCGTTATTGCACATACTTTTCTGCCATACCCTATCGCGCATTCTTGTGGCACATATCTCTCTTCGTTTCGGTTCGGTAATAACGAAGTGCATATACTTGCTGATTTTGTATGTGCCGTGTAAAATTTCATTTCTTAAACGGTTGTTCTTGCATAAGCTGTCGATCAAATATCCTGATACGGACGATTTGTATGTCAGCCCTTTAGAACATTGGACAGCTGCCTTTTCTAGTTCGGACAACTGTATAGCTGATTCGTAATCTGTCATAATGTCTCCTGTAGCTTGTAGGAATACCTACTTCTAAAAGTAGATTCCGTCAAACAGGCTTTCTGTTTTGGCTTATAAGCCGGGACAATAGCTCCCTATAAGTGAAGCGCACTGCTTTCGAACCTGTCTACTTGAACTCGCATCCTCACAGTCATCGACCGCCCCATAGGTGTTATTCGCGTTGTTGTTGTTGAGGGTGCCAGAAGAGGTACAATTGCGCACGTTGTTGCAATTCGAGGGATTAGGCGAACGCAAGAACCAATTCCGAGCGGTAATAGCTATTGACCCACGCTAGATACCTTCGTATCTCTTCTCGTCTGACCTTATCCATCCAGATAGCCATGATTGGATTTCTCCCTTCCTTGTAAGCCATCCAGATAGTATATTCACTTTCATTTCATAAATGCGTGCATTAAACGCCATCTTCTCGCCAAGTGTTGCTATCAAAGAATATGCGCTGACCTGTGCCGCGTGTCTCATTTTCTTTTCTTCTGCATTGGTGACTTTAATGCTGTTTGCTCTATGCACTTCTGTATGAAATCGTTGTGTGATTTTTACAATTTCCTCTGCCCCTAGCCATCGCACCGATTTCGGACATATATTCTCGTCTTTCAGCAACCTGATTGTATATACGCAGAAATCGTCTGCATTCTTGAGAAATTTTTCGTGACTAGGCTCATGCTTTTCATATTTTGAATTCATTTGTTTCTATGTCCGCGCCTTCGCGCGGAATGAGCGAATATTAGACAATATTATAGGCATCGACCGCCCCATAGGCGTCACCCGCGTGGAAGTAGCCGAGGGTGCCAGAAGAGGTACAAGAGCGCACGTAGCTGCAACACGAGGGATAAGGCGAACGCAAGAACCAATGCCGAGCGGTACCGTTCTGATATTTAATTCTCTCTGCCGCGGTCGTGCGTCTCTGCCAGTATGGATACGGTACAGTTTTTACATTGCCATCGTGATCCACGGCATTCTCGTATACGCCATCATTTGTCGTGCTGAGATTTGCTTCAAGCATCGAGAGTGCAAAGAACTTCTCATCGGTATCTACATATTTTATAGCCTGATCCGATCTATCAGCAGGAGCGATAAATGTACGCTTGCGAACTTCTCCAATAACATCAAGCATCTGTGGATCAAAGCCATACAGATTGCCTGGAGCGTTGTATGTACCCGGAAGATCAAATTTGCCTAGCGCACCTGATTGCCAAAGTTGAATATCCTTTGCGTCTGTTCCTTTCTTAGCATCAGAATTCATCCACTGACGCTCATCTGATTTTGTCCATTCATTCGATCCGTATGCGTTGCGCCGCGTAAAGTTGAGGTATTCAGCAGAGCGGTATGACGGCGTTTCAGCGGTTACTGTTCCGATCAGCGTTCCAGAGGATGTCTCCACAGTTGCCAGTCCTGTTTCAATCGCCGCCCGACCGTTTTCGACAGTATCGTATGTCGCGAACGTACCTGCAAGTACGCGCTCTTTAGTATATGCTGATGCAGAACTCATCCATACTCCAAGCGCTGTATGTCTCACAAGACCGCCCGCGGGTACGTTTTTGGTTGGCGTAAATCCATATGACCCATCTTCTTTTGTTGTGTTGTTATAACAGCAGTGATCTCCGATAATATAGTAGGTTGTTCCTGCGGCAAGGCCATTAGGGAAGGCTGTTGGGTCAACATAGATCAAACCCTGCGGTTTCTTATACGCGAGTCCGTTATATGCTTTGCAATCATGAGAACACAGCGTGATTGTGTGCATGAAATTCGGATCAGACGGAATGTCGTGATCGATACCAAGTACGTCGTATCTCACAGCTTCTGCTGTCTCATCCACAGTGATAGCATCATCCTTTACCGCGGTTCCGCCGGCAGTAATGCCATATGCGGAAAGCAGTACGGTCTCATCTCCCAGAAGCCACGCAGAACCATCATAAATAAACTCATATTCTTTTGTTTCTGCTGTTCCAACCTTATTAACAAACGCCACTTCATCAATCGTTGCACCTGTAATACCTGTCCCGTGAACGACTATGGTCATTTCGGTTTCTTTGTTGATGATAATATATGAATAATCATCAAGGACTTTTGATGCAAGACCCATTCTATTGATTGTCTGGAGCGTTTTCGGATTTCTAAAATACAATCCACTGCCGTCAGCCGTTTCGCTAAAACCGTCAGCAATGGCGGCAAGCATGAGAGTGACGTTGTCGAGTTTCTCCTCAAAAGTCGCATTCTCGACTGTCGGAATGTTATATGTGTTTGACATTTGCTACTCCTTTCATACCGTTTCCGGCAGTGTTACTATGATTTTTTTGTTCACGCTATCATAAGGCATACTCAACTCACTTAAATCTTCCTTTAACTGCGTTATCTCACCGTTGATTGCATTGTCTGCATTGGTACGTGCAGTTGTTTCTGCTGTCAGTGCCGCTACAGTTGCTCTGGATGTATCTGACGGATGCACATGGTCTGCTCTGGCGTACTTTTTGCTTGTTCCGACTGCCGCAGTACCATCCATAAGCGGAGCAGTATCTGATGCAATTCGCTCAGTCGCTCCAATAAGTGTAAAGCGTCCACCATTAATCGAATTATATACAAAAAGATATGTGCCTTTTGTAAGCCAAGATGTATCAGTTGATGCTTCGTGGTTACTGTATATTGATTTGGCCCCAGTCCCATTTACGTTGAAACGTGCATCGGTAACGGCGTTTGTCTGTGAAACTGTAATTGCAATTAATGCTCCATCAACAGCTTCAAAGTCTGCACAAGTAACAACCTTGTCTCTGGTTGAACCACCTGTTGATGACGTACCGAAAAGGATACTGCTTTTTTCTGCAAGTTCATTAATTGCATCTACAATAGATGTTTTATCGGTTGTCTCCAGATTACTAAGCGAACCGACAACAGCGTCAAGATCTTCAACGAGTGCAAGACGCTTTGCAGAGCCGTTCTGGAAACAGATATACACAGACGTTCCATTGGTATTATTTGGATCACCACTCTGGACTATGGCAAACTCACCTGCAACCATCTTCGTAGCGTCAAAGTCGGTGTGTATGCCACGCCTATTTTGTATAGCCATAATAATTGTTCTCCTTATGTGTTAATCAAATAGTTACTTCGTATATTCTTTGGCGGCATTCAGTGTAGAGAGATTGAAGCATCCGTCCTGTTTTAGACCGACCTTCTTTTTAAATTTGTTTACTGCCGCTGTTGTTGCTTTGCCGTATTGACCATCAACTGCGAGTTTTGCATTGACCGCCCAATTCATGAGCATCTGTACTCGCTTAATCTGTGTCGGATAGTTTTTCAGAGTAATAATGCCATCACCGTTCTGGTAATAACCCCTTGGAGGCAGTGCAGGATACGTGCCAGCGTAATGCTTTTTGGATTTGGTTTTCTTGGAAGAACTCTTTGTTGTGGAAGTGGTTGTTTCCGTCTTTGGAGTCTCTGATCCATATTTTGGAATAGCATAACCTCTGATGTTGCCATTCCCGACAGCAATTGTTCTGCGTCCGACAACACCGTTCATGTTACCCTCGATTACAGTGATCTTATTGCCACTAACTGACTCGACAATGCCTATGTGGTCTGCCCATCCGTCATTAGGCTGAGTCGAATCATCCCAGTTGTAGCAGATGATGTATCCCTTTTTCGGAGTGATTGTTCCATCTTCATTCCAGATACCATTCTTTTTGAAAACATCCTCAATGAATCGTTCAACGCTACACTCTGTACCACCAATCAAATTCACTGCATTTGCCTTGATGAAAGCGGCAGATACTGTTGTAGCACAATACTCGTCTGTATACGTGACCTTGTATCCTCTCGCCAAAGGTGTATATGCATTGTATGTGTCGATGATCGGCTTGTGCGTTCCTTTTGCCTTGCTCAGACCGATCCAAGACTTCATGATTGCAATGATGTCATCCGCAGTAACGCCTGACACTTTTTCAACATTAATATTCTTCGTTTCTGACACCTTTTCGACTTTTGTTGGCATATGATACAGAATGCTTGCGTCACCTCTGCCATCGTTTCCTGTTGCTGGCATTTCAACAGATGATGTATATTGCCATGCGCAAATATTCTCTGGGAGTTGTGGTTTGTAATTGGCATTTGGTTCCTGATACAACTGCATAGCTGTGTATCCAAGATAATACCTAGCAATCCACCAGTTCCGACATTTGACCCCGTATCCGTGGATGTGTTCTTTGTAATACGACATTCCTGTGTATACTCCGAAGATATATCCTCTGGACTCAACCACTTCCTGCGCGGCATTGATGATCGATGCAATGGTTGATCCTGACAAAACAGCTTGCACTTTATCTTCGATGTCAAACCACACGCCATACTTGAAATACGTCCTGTCGAGTTTATCCAACATATCGCAAACAAAATTCATGTCGGACTTGGCTTTAGAAACTGTAGTCGCATAGCTATAATTGTAAACACCCCACGGCATTTTCAGCGCGTGGAGTGCTTCATAATTGTTATTGAATTGTTTGTCCTTGTTCAGATCCTTTCGGATAATCTTTGCAATGCCGCCTGTAACACCTTTCTTTTTCAGAGATGCCCAATCTACAACACCGTTATAACTCGATACGTCAATGATAATATCTGCCATAGGCTCAACTCTCCTTCGATGCCTGTTTCATGATCTGGTCAATGCCTGTTGCGGCAAATCCTGATACAATTCCGATTGCAATAGCCATCAAATAGTTGTCAGCAGGAACAACATTCGGAGCAGTGAAGTATGCAACAACACCAAGGATTGCACCACAAACACCCATGATAACAGGAATCTTTCTGTCATCAAACTTGTCCCATGCTTTTAAAATCTCACCAATGAGATAGCAGATAATTGTAATTGCCGCTACACTTACGATACCTAATGCATCCATGATTTGTCCTCTCTTTCTTTAAGTGAAATCGTCTTCTTTTAAAACCTTTTCGTAACATTCAAGAGTATATTTGATTGCCGCATCTGCCTTAGAGTTGGGATAGTCATCATTGGCTCTGCAAAAAGCAAGGTAAGTATCTATTTCAGACAACACTTGTTCAAAATACTCTTTGCTGTGTCTCATGTGCTGACGAAGTTCATCTGCGAATCTGAGTATTCGATTTCTCATCGCGTCAGCTTCTTTGATTTCTTCTCTTTCTTTGAGATCGTCAAGTTCTTTGTGTACACCATCTAGTTTTCCTTCCAGTTCTTCGTGTACACCATCTAACTTTTTCTCAAACTCATCCTGACGTTCATCGAATTTCTTTTCCAATTCATCTTGACGCTTAATAACTTCGCTGTTTATTGCTCTTCCAAACCACTTTGCAAGCCATGTCCAAGGAGTGATTTTGATCGGAGCAATCTGCACAGCCGACAAAAAAAGGACGATAGCCAGTGCTATGTCCCCTGATGATACCGCTTTAAAAATTGCAATTAAGTCCATTGGCTTATTCTCCGTTCTGCCAATCCGTAAACTGCCCACCATCGATGTTTGCAACTTTCTCATCTATGTATTCTCTGATTTCTGCGAAACTTGTTTCAATTTCATCAAGTTTGTCAAGAATCTGCTGGTAGACAGAAGGACTTGGCGGTGCGGCTGATTCCGCATTTTCATCGTATCCGCTTTGCTCAACAAACACTTTTTGCCCTGTTTGTGGTTATTAATGCACCTGCGAATACGCTTACATATATGTACCCACCGCCTTGCAGATTCAATGATTCCCACGGAACAAGACATTTGTTCTCATCGTCCAAAATATATTCATGTGTTTTGTCGGATTTATCGGATCTGAATTGTGCTGTTATTGTTTTTCCAGACCATTCTTCTGTCAGAAACGTGAATTGTGCGTATAAGTAATCAATGGATTCCGCAACAACTCTGAACTCATCAGTTCTTGTTATTGATTGATTACTCACGCTAAATTGTAATTGTGCGCTCAATGATTCGCTCCTTTCTTAATATATTTATGAGTCTCCTGCTGTTGTAAATGTTATAGAAGCGCAAAGCTGTTTGTTGCTGGTTTCGTATGCCCATACAGTTAGTGTACCATTAACATTCAATCGAAATGGAATAAGTGCCTTCGATTGATCGTTGGTATTGTTATCGTACCCAACAAAATCGACTCGTTTCCATGGACGAAATCCATCTGGCAAAGTACAAATCGTTGTCCACAACCTATTGTTGATTGTTGTGGACAGACCTGTTATTGTTATTGTAACAGAATACAAACTTTTCGTTGCAAATATAACACCGTATTCATTAGATAGATCAATTGTTTGTGGTGGTTGGATTATTTTTAATAGTGTTTTCTTTAAACTAAGCATTTGTTGTCACCTCAAATCAACCATATAAGTGTATTATCAACTTTTCTGTGCGACATCAAATCTTGCGAGATATTTTTGGTCTGGCGTATATTTATATTTGACCAATACGCCTATCATTCCAATGCCAACGGCTTCGATTTCTTCATCGCCCTTCTGAATCGAATATTCCAAGAAACCGCCATCCTCGAAATCTTCCCAAAAGGCTTGCATATCTTCGAAAGTTGAAAAACGAATATAAATATGTTCCTTGTTTGAGTTCTGCTCTATTTCGATTTCTTTGTCTTTGTATTTAAGTATTGCCATTGTTTGTCTCCCTCTGCGGCACAATGACCGTATCGTCATTCTCTGCATCATCCCATCCAAGACTAGTTATTGCGTAATACAGATCATAATCGTCACCCGATGTGGCATCCGTATCTAACGCAAGCCATATGTCTCCTTCTGGAGTAATAAGGAATATTTGCTGTGTGGAATCAACAGCAGGGAAAGAAAAATATGTATCCGTTCCATCGTAAAATTCCAAACGAAAATCATATGCTTCAGTGCCGACATTTTCCAACGTGATATCTTGTACACCAGAATTCCCTTCTACCTCAACGACAAGTTCTGGTTCTGATGGAAATACAGGAATATACGACAACCGTTTGTAGATTGTTATTGTTCGGTCTGCTGTTACCGCACTTGTAACCCATCTAACGTGGAATGTAACATCATTACCAGTTTCTTCTAAATAACCACCTGCTGATCTGTTTGCAGTTGCATCAAACGCATTTACAACTGCTCTGTTCCACACACCTTCTTTGTCTAATGTTGTGAGATTCACAAAATCAATGTCATCAATAACTGCTGTGGTTGTTCTTGAATTTGTTGCAGGAGCAAAGCCGAGCTGTTTTGATGCTGTTGTTGAAAGTGACTCTGTTGAAAAGTACGCTCCGAGTGTTACCGTTTCTAATCGCAATGTATCGCGAAACATATCTTCCATATCTGTTACATCGGGAGTTCTGAAGGATGTAAGATCTAGCGAGGTAAGATTCGTGCATTTTTGGAACATTCCATTCAGCGATGTAGCGTTTAACGTCACAAAATTTGATAAACTTAACTGCGAAACACTTGTCTCTTCGAACATATGCGCAAATGAAGTTACGCGTGCCGTGTTAAAGTTATTTACACGAAGTGATGTAATTGCTTTGCATCTAAAAAACATGTACGACATGTTTTCGACTTTTTCTGTATTGAAACCACTTATGTCAATTCCGCTAAGTACGTAGTTTGATTCAAACATCGATTGCATAGTAGTTACTTTTGATGTATCAAAACCGCTCAAATCAACATATGCGAGTTTATAACAACGAGCAAACATAAATGCCATCGTTGTTGCGCTTGAAGTATCGAAATTTTGCGTTATGCCTGTTTGAGTCAGTTCTCTACAATCTGAAAACATGCTTGCGAACGTTGTACAGTTTGTCGGTGTAAAATACCTCAAGTTTAATGATGTCAGTGATCTGCACTCTCTAAACATTTCGTTCATGATAGTTACGCTTGAGCAATCAAAAGAACTTCCGAACGTAACGTTTGTCAAATTGGTGTCTTTATAAAACATCACTGCTGTTTGCAAAAGTGCCGCGCTTGAAAAATTAGAAAGATCCAACAATGTAAGTGCCGTACACTCCCTAAACATACTCGACATTCTAGTAACTTTTGATGTATCAAACGATGAGACATTTATTGTTGTTGCGGATGAACATCCCCAAAACATCCCAGCCATGTTTGTGACATTCCCTGTAGAGAAATTACTCAGGTTTATGCTTTGTAATGATGAACACCCTCTAAACATACAATACATGTTGGTAACGTTCCTTGTTGACAAACTACCCATGCTTAAAGTTGTCATTGAAGAACAATTTTCAAACATTGACTCAGTTGTTGTGCATTGTGGTGCGGTTACACTTCCCATTGATATTGATGTAACCGAACTACAATTTCTAAACATAAACGACATATCGGTTGCTTGAGCAAAGGTTGCCGTTCCAAGGTTTATGCTTGGAATTTTAGAGCAACCAGAAAACATTGAGTGCAATGTTGTTGCAGATGAGTTCCCTGTTCCAGAAAAACTAATTGCCGTAGTAAGATTTGAGCAACCGTAAAACATATAACTCAAATTTGTTGCTGATGCAATTTGCATATACCCTATGCCAGATATAGTTTCCAACGAAGTACAGTTGCTAAACATGTATAAAAAGTTTGTATTTCTGGCAAATGTACACGAACTTCCAAGAGTTATATTTTTTAATGCCGTGCATCCGCTAAACATATTGCGCGCACTTGTTACATTCCCTGTGTTCATTGACGTAATCGACAGACTTGTTAATGATGTGCAATCACGGAACAAATACCCCATATCCGTGACGGATGATGTCACTAACGATCCCCAGTTGCCAATTCCGCTGAGTTTTGTGCATCCCCAAAACATACCATACATACTTGTACACGAAGAAAACGGTGTGTTTGATGTTGGAAACCACACGTTTGCTAAAGATGTACAATCACGAAACATATAATTTGCACTTGGCATTTGTGACAAATTAGCAATACTTAAATCTGCGCGAGTAAGTCCAGAACACCCATAACACATTTGATATGCGTCCGTTGGCGTGACTCCGGCTTTGATTGTTATAGAAGTTAATTTTGTTAATCCCTCAAAAGCACTGCGCATACTTATCATATAACAAGTTGATGGAAACGAAGACGAATCAATGGTCGTTAAGTTGGGAAAAAACGAATAATACAAACGCGTTTTATTTGCTTTTGTGAATGCGCTACTCATATTTATTGTTTTTACCGCATTTTTTTGTGCTGTTGTTAATGCATTTTCGTAATGCTTCATTACGATTGCTCCACGAACGCCAGACAATTCCGCATCCTCTCCACTTCCCTCTATAATTGGACTAATGGTTAGGACGCCAGTGTCGCTGATTGTCCATGTCGTACCACCTCGCATATTACGCGGAATTGATGATCCGCTCAAAGATGTATAATATGTGGTTGATTCTGATGGATTCACAGTATAATCATTATAACGTTGATAAACAATCATTCCGCTATAAACAGTTGCCATTCATTTTTACCTCTTAGAAATAACTATGTTTTTGCTCCTGTCTTCTTTAACGGAATAGTCCGTAAAGAAAAACGATTGCGTAACCTCACCGTTGATAAAATAGAACTTATCCTCTGCTATATATGCAGTTCGTACAGTTCCTTCGTAAAACTCAATAACTGAATTGCTAATTTCCTGTCGTGAACCGCTATTTGGATTTCCGATAACAGCTTTTTCACCATAAGATGCAATTTGATTCCCTTCGTAATAAACTTTAAAACCATCTTTTGTAGTGCTTGTTCCAAGGTTTCCATCTGAATCATATACATCGACAGATTGGTTGTTAATGTTTATGCGACTTAAACTTCCTTCTTTCGCCCTGATATCAAGTCCAGATTCCTCTGACCATTGAATCATGTTGTAGAGGTTGTCAGATGATATAAACTTGTATGTACTGCCATCGTATGTAAATGATGCTGTTGTTCCGCTTGGGAATGTGAGTTTATTATTTATGTCATCGCTCCCATTTATAGTAACAAGTTTTGCACCAGTTCCATTTACATCCATCATCATTCTGTTTGATATGTTTCCGTTGATAAATGTCACGGCAAACTCCGTGCCCTCATACAATACGAAGTTTTGGAGAGATACTATCTTTTCTTGCGCATCGGATGATGTTTCACAAATTCCATATCTCGATTCTCTGCGCAATCGCTCCATTTCCTCTGTCAAATCTTCTGGAGATGGTGAATAATATGTATTTATGCTACCTTCTTCTAACTCTACTCCTGCGATTGATAAAGAGGAAAGTCCTGCGACTCTAAATAATACCCATTTCGGAATATTAATATCCCCTTGGTCTGATATAGTCCACTTAACCCAATATCTTTGCCAATCGTTTGTAAGTGTAAATGGAATAAGACCATCTGTGTTTGTGTTTGTTGTTCCTTGAGAATTAACACCTTGCGCAACGGTTGGATAACCAGATTCTCCGTAGAAGTAAACATACAATGTCGGATCTTGAATAGCATCTGCTCTTGCCCAAAACGACAATGTGTATGTCTTGCCCAACTCAACAAAAATGTTGTGCCATGCCAATATATCATAAAGCTGAGATGACTCAGTATTATCAAATGATGCAACGGCACATTCTTTGTATAATCCTGCAAGTGTGCAATTCTGAGTATATAAACATCCGTTTGCGCTTCGATCCTGAGAAACAAAAAAATCTTGCGTGCCACGCAACAGGTTTGTCCCACCAACCTCAAGGTTGTCTACCTGTTCTTGTAGTTCCGCGATTAATTGCTCTGCCTGATCTGCATTCTCTGCAATCATTCTGCGCAGTTCTACATAACTTTTTGTTCTCTCGCTGAATCTTTCTGCGCTGTTTCTCGCAGGTGTTTCGGCATCGCATGACGTATTTTGAGGTTCTCCGACAGTGAAACTTGTTCGCGTAATTAGCATTCTGTATTGATTGCCTGTTGGATCAAAATAATATGCAACATCGCCTGCTTCTATTGTCGGATCACTTGGATGTGATAATTCTACAATTCTGAATCTCAGACCAACCAATTTGCTTGCAAGATAATTAGCGACATACTGAATGTTGTCCGTGGTTATAAATTCATTATTTTCAAGCCTTACCGCATACCCTTCGGAACCAACAGTCCGCTCAATTATTGATTCACTCCCTGATGAATCTGTTGTTTTGGCTGACACAGTTACGCACGTAATAACTACATCGTCAGTTGATACTTCTCCAGAATATCGTTGCGTGATGTAGTGAACGTTATTCCCTTGCGTGAACAATCCACCATCATATTCATCTCCGACATTCCACGGATTAAACGTCCCACCATCAGCGACATCTCCAGTTGCATACGGTGTTGCACTGTCAAAAATTCCACCGTCCAGTTCATCAACACTTTCAAACGCGTCTGTGTTAAACCATTTAAGTTCAAGTTCTCCATCTGTGTTGCATCTTGCATAACACCCAGCAATACCTGCTATCCACGAAACTATTTCTCTGTGTGTTGCATTTGTTGGTCTTGTTGCCACAGGAAGTGTACTGTTTGGAAACGTTGTAGTGGCAAGTGTTACTCCACATTCAGTGCAAGAGTCCGCGAGAATATCGGACAATCTCATTGGATAAGACAGACTCGTTGTGTATTCCTTATCGAACTTCGACATATAATCGTGCATCTCAATAGTAATTAAACTGCCGTTGTACTTTGTGGATTGCTCGATATATGTACCTTTTTTGAACAAAAGCGTTTCAGATAATTCCATTCCAACGCTAAGTTCTATTGTTGCACCTGTAAAATCGTATTGAGAATAATCTCCGTATATATTATTAATGACAAGCGTTGCTTTGTTGATTATTGCGCTACCAACAGTAAAAACTGTATCACCAGATACTGCATCTTCAATTGAAAAACCGCCACTCCAAACATTCGCTTCTGTAAGATTCAAAACAGTATTGTTTTTTAGCGTGATTGTAGCGCGTTCAATATAATTTCTTCTATCTTCGTACAACGCTTGCCTGTATTCTTGTTTTAATTCGGTTGATACATCAATCATCTTGACGGTTTACCTTTCGATGAAGTCAAAACTGATTTTTTCTATCAGTTTTCTATTCGTGAACCAAAATTTAACAGGCACACTTCGATCCCCTATGTAAAATGTTCGGGTTTCATATGTTCCAGACATCATATCTGGATATTTGACACTCATATATTCGTTGTTTACTGCTCTTATGATAGTTGCCGTTTCTTCCCAATTCTTACCAACCCATTCAACTTTAAGTTTTCGCTTCTGGGCAACTCTGTTTTTGTGCATCAGGGCATCGTCTGTTCTCAATATGTTATCGCACGGCTTTTTGTCCATGCATCAATACCATTGCAGTATTGTTCGGCGTACCTGTTCATCCATTCCTATCGGATGGCGCGGACTCTTGGAAGTGTTATATCTTTTCAACTTCTACGCTCTGCCCCTGACCATGCTTTGCATAGTCTTCGGTTCGGATTGTGGTTGCAAACCATTTCTCCGCTTAATTCCGCGCTGATAATTCGTAGCCTACTTGATAGGTTCGCTACGAACGGCAGTATCAGCAACTTCGCATTGAATACGTTACTGACGTTGTTTACCTGATTCCCCCGCACTAACATCCTGCAAGCTCCATTCATAAGCTGATGGGCATGGCAATTTCGTACCATTCACGGTAATCATTATTTCTCTTGCCATGTATTTACCTCAATTAAAGAAGGACACCCCACATTGAGATGCCCTTCCTTCTATATTAATATTGCGCAACAGGATTGTATCTACTATCCAATTTTTGCTTGCCACGTTCAACGTGACGAGCCAACACTTCATCGTTCTCCATTTTGAGAACTGCGTTGACAATAATTTCCTGACTCTGCGGATTCATTGCCATAGCCATTACAACTGCATCTGTAATGTCATCCTTAGATATTCCGAAGTTATCTCCAGATGCTCTTGCTATTGCATTTCCGATTGTTGCCATTGCTCTGCTGTCTTCCAATGGGAGAACCGCTTCGTCTCGACCTGCTTCTGCGACACCAATCACTTGACCAGAACCGCCTTTGAACAATCCACCTTTCTTCCACCAACCAGCAAATCTATACGTAGGTATACTTGGTGGATCAAGGCTAAAGCTACCAGATTTTTCAAAGTGCGGAACAGGTATGTGCGGCTTAGTGTTGGAAATATCCAAAGACCACTTTGTTCCGAACGTACTTTTCAGACTTCCGAACGCTTTATCAACCGAATCTTTTATACTTCCGAACTTCTTTTCTACTTTTTCACTAATGCTTTCAAGAGTCGATTTGAAACGTTCTGCCGCACTGCTGAAGCTACTACTCATCTTCTGTGAAATATTTGTAATTGCAGAATCGACAGTTGTTTTTACATCGCCCCATACTCTTGCTGTTTTTGTACTGATTGCATCAAATGCTGTCGATGTGACAGTTTTGATGTTGTTCCAGTTTGTGCTTACCTTTTTGTACGCTTCAGACACAACCGTTGCAGTTTTTGTAGATACCGCTTGCCAAGCTGTCTTTACATCTGACTCAACGCCACTAAATGCTTCAGATGTTTTTGTTTTTATACTGTTCCATGCACTTGCTACTTTTGTTTGTGCATTTGTTGTAACCGTTGTGATCTTGTTTTCGATGTTGCCCCACACGGTTGACGCTTTGGACTCAACTGTACCAAGCACAGATGATGTTGTGGTGGAAACAGTGTCCCATGCTGATTTGACTCCACCTTTAATATCATCCCACGTCTCTTTGGTCTTTGTCTTGATAGAGTCCCACGCAGATTTTATTCCGTTCCACAACTTTCCTGCGGCTTCTTTTATTTCTCCCCAATGTTTTACAATTGCAACAGTTACTGCAACAGCACCTGCAATTGCCGCTATAATAATCCAACCTGTCGGTCCGATTGCCGCCAACGCTCCACCGATTGCTGTTACTGCACTTCCAATTCCAGAAACAATTGAACTTAATCCACCCGACACAGCACTTAGTATTGTCGGGAATCCTGCCGTGACTTGTCCTGCAAACGATGACATCAGATTCGAAACACCGCCTGCAAGTAATGTTCCGACAGATTTTCCTGTAAATGCTTTAACAATGTTGTTTGCAAAAGGAAGAAGTGCTGACCCGATCTTAAAAGCAATGAGTGCTTTAATGAGTCCTGATGCAAGAGATCCAGCTGGCGTAGATGACAATCCAGAAAGAATGCCGCCGAGTCCTGTCATGATTGCTTCGCCAACAACCTTGAGGATCTTGCTCCAAGGAATCTGTTGAAGCATTTCTGCAAGACCTTTTCCAAAGTCTTCCCAGTTTGTTTCTTCTATAATAGATATAAGCGTATCGCAAAGGTTTCCAATGAAGTCACCAAGTGCTTCACCGTTTTCTTTCCACTTAAAGTTTTTGATAAAAGTATTTATACCGTCAGTGATGTTTTTCGCTATATCATCCCAATGCACTGTTTTTGAGAAGTTACTTAGCGTTGTAAACAAACCGTTCAACGAAGTTGTCATTGCCTTGGCAACGGTTGTCCAACTGATAGCACCATTCAAACCGTTGATACCTGCCCCAAGCTTCTTGCCAAATTCATCCCACTTGAAATCCTTGGCAAACCCATATAACGTGTTCCAGAGGATCATAAATTTGTTTCCAAATAATTTTCCGATCTCTCCGAAATTGACCTTGTTGACAAGTCCGTTTGCGAATTCTGCAAATGCGCTACCAATCTCTTCCCACTTTATATCTTTGAGAAGCCTGTTGACCGCATATACAATATCGTTTATCCCTTCGCCTACAGTTTTTCCAAGCAGTTCCCAGTTAACGTTTTTGACAAGACTATTAAACGTACTTGTGAATCCAGTTATAAACGGATCAACTTTTTCTTTAAATTTATTGAAATCTAAGATTTTGTATAGTTTTTTTAAACCATCATTGATTCCGCTTGCGATTTCTGCTCCAAGTAAGTCCCAATCACCCTTCTCAAATGCCGCTTTACACCGCTCTGCCCAATCACTTATAGCATCAGGAAGTTTACCTGCTTCGCTATTATTCATCAGGTCGCTCCAATCAAGGAGATCTTTTCCGAGATCGCCAAGCGCACCTGCTCCACCGCCACTACCAGAGCCTTTACTTGATGATGTGGATTCTCTGTCTTTGTTAAGTTGATTCAGTTCATCAAACGGAAGAACCGACAAATCTTTTTTCAGCTTTTTGGCCGCTTCGTCAGCATCCTCAAGACCGCTTGCTGTTCCGTTTGCCGCATCTTCAAGTTCGGAAGTATCATCTGTCATAGATGACGCATCAAAAGCCATGCCAGATGCACCGCCCTTATACTTCCCGAAGATGGTTTGCATAAATGTCGCAAATGCCGTTGCTCCCTTAACGAGATATTTCATCATCGTATTAAGCCACACAACAACATGTCTGATTGCTGAAGCAAGTCCAACACCAATCTGTGTGCCAACTTCTGACAAGTATGCTTTTAATGTTCTAAGGCTGTTGGCTAAACTCTTATTCGTGCGCTCGAAGTCTCCCGATTGCAATTCCGTAGCGTGCATCAGGTAGTTGTATCTCAACATTACCTTTTCCGCTTGCGTCATTGCATTGTACTTCGTGGTAATACCTTGTGCTTGTGCGTACTCTTGCAGTGTTGCCGCAGTAAGGTCAATACCTAAATCACGCAAAGGTCTGACCATGCCTGCCATGCCTGATTGAATTTTCTTAAAAGCTGTCTCAGTGTCTATATTATAGAAAGCGGATAAGTCACCAGCCAACTCCGTCAGCCTAACACCCATGATACCTGCGTCTTTTTGTGCAAGTCCTGATGCTTGGAACATCGCAGATAATGTACCTGCGTATTGTTTTGCAGATTGAGAAGCGATACCAAATTTTTCAATTGCTGTTTTTGACCACGTATCAACATACTGTGCCATGTCTCCGAACACAGATTCTACAATGTGGTCAATTTCAGTAAGATTGCCGCCTAATTCCATTACTTGCTTGCCAAGATTTACAAGTCCTGTAATGCCACGGAACCCTATCAATGCACCAATCATATTTTTGATACTGCTTGTTGCTCCGTTTAGGCTAAGTCCTGCACCTCTTATGGATGTGAGAGATGAAACAATTTTTGAAGCAGATGATTTGATCCACGATCCTGCTCGTTTGAACACATTGCCAAGATCGTTTACGATATTACGCAACGCACCCAATCTGTTTGCCGCTGAATTAGATCCTCTTCCAACATTGCTTACTGCGTTATTTATGCTTCTTGCAGATGTTCCTGCTTTGCCACCTGCCTGTGCGAGATTGGCAATAGCTGTGGTCATTTGCAGTATGTTCTGGCTGACTTCCGGAGCCTGAGATATGTCTGTAATGAATGTCTTTAACGATTCTCCCAATTGGATAAGCTGTGCGGAAGTCTGTCCTGTTTTGTTTCCTGCATTCGCCAGTTGAGCAATAGAACCAACGAATGCGTTAAGTTCGGCAGGAAGTCCACCCATCGATGACAAACCACCCATGACGGACTTGATTGCCGTTCCGAGTTGTGGAAGAGTGTTTACCGCAATTGTGGATTTACTTCCTGCGTTAGCCAATCTTGCCAATGAAGATACAAACCTGTTAACGGATCCAGAAATATCTTCCATGCTTGCAAAATCTCTAATCGCTTCTCTTATATCTTTAAATATCTCAAGATTAAACTTAGACAAATCCGTGCTTGTAAGTCGGTTTATGGAATTAACAAATGCTGTGAGTCCAGAACTCTTTGGATCTGTTTGACCCATCTCTTTCATCGCGTCCGCTGTGGCTGAAAGTCCTGTGTTTAACTCTCCCAACTTATTTGCATCAAGTCCAGACAGCGTGGTCGAAACTGTTGACTTGAGGTTCGACTTTAAGTCTGCAAAACTAAACTCCAATGGAAGTTTAAATGGAGTTGCTGTTGCCTGTTTAATTGCCGCCCTGATTTGTGCTTCGATTCTAGATGGTTCAATGCTAATATCCAATGGAATCTTACTAGCAGATTCCTTCATGGACTTTTGGACTTCCTGATCGAATATCTGTTTCAGTTCTTTTGGTGCTTCACCAACAACCGAAATGAGATTTGCCCACGCATTGTCAGAATCTACGCCAGATATGTCTTTGATGTTTACGGTTTGAAGTGCCGCTCTAGCTTCTCTAATCTTCTCAAGAATTGCATAAACTTGATCTTCCTCATTTGCAACATTCTTTATCCCCGACATAATGGTTGGAAACAGATTTACAAGTTCTTCCCACCTTCCGTCTATCGCAGAACCACTCTGGCTGAAAAATGACATCTGCTCATTAGAAGTTGTGTTTTCTCTAAACGCTTTCTTATCAACAGCTCGTGTCAGCGAGATTTTATTGTTTTGGAGATATTTGAGAAATTCTGCGTATTCAGTTCGCATCGAAGCAATATCAGAAGCAAAAGACGCTTTCGCAATCTTTAACCCATCTTTATCGACTTTGCTTAACCAATCTACAAATGCACTGTTTCCTGTGCCGCCACTTGCCATATCTCTTACGGCGGCTTGATACACGCGTTTGATATTTGTAGCGTCCACACCTTTTAAGCCAAACAAGTCATTAAACTTCTTTACAAGCGGAGATACATCAACATGCTTTACGGCATCCTGCATCGCGTATATTTCACGTTCCGCTTTATCCGCTCCACTAATTTTCACATCGAGATTCAGCCTTTTGCCATCGATGTTTTTGAAGTTGATATTGCTGATTCTTTCAAGCTGACCAATTACCGTGTTCAACTTCGATGTATTGATATTTCCGATCTTATTAAATGAAGTTGTCAACCTAGCAAGACCTGACGTTGCTGACGATACACTTCCTAAGTCTTTCGCAAGGTGTCTTAACTGCGTTTGCATCCGACTCAGGTTCTTTATGGCGGCATTGGCATTGGCATCTATCTGTAACGATAACTCATCAATTACATTGTCGTTCGCCATGTGTGTTACCTCGTTAAATAAAAATAGGGGCAAGACAGATTATTCATCCACCTTGCCCTTGTTAAGTTCGAAATTCGCTTGCGACACCTGTAATGCCAAAAGCAATCTCTGTCTCTCCTGTTCTATTTGCTCTTCTGTCAATTCTTCGTCTGGAACGGTTTGCGCTTGTTCTAAGAGCGGTTTGTCTATGTATTTCGCTTTGGACTTTCTTCCGCTCAATGCCGTAGACAATGCCACACTAAACGCATTGAGATTGTACATGCCCATGTGCCATCGCTCTCTGTCGGAACGCTTCTCACGCAGTATTTCCGCTTCGTGATAGCATTCAATGTCAACAGGACACGAGTCCAAAAACTCTTCCTTGCTGACACCTATTGACAGGAAATATGGCAGTGTGTGCTTCTTTACGCTTTCGCTCCATTTTTCTTCTTTGACGATTTTTGATGATCCATTGGAACCACTGTCGCGTTCTGCTCTTCCAGATTCTCCTGACCACTTCTTCCGATCCTTGATAAAAAACCGTTGTTCTCCAATTCACCTTGAAGATCAATAAACAGGGTCGCGGAATCCTTTCTGGAATCCTCTGGTTCATCTCTGTGTTCATCTTCGTAATCGTCAATCATATCATAGACAATGAAAAGTTTTTCTTTCTTTTCGCTGTCTGTGTCATATCCGAATTCATCTCTATGGTATTTCTGAAGTCCTGCCAGAAGGAGTTCTGCTGTCAGTTTAAGCAAGTCTTTAAACTGCGTTGCTCCGTCTTTGTCATCATCTCCAGATGCCATAGTGTCAATTACTCTGTCGATCAGATCTGTTTCGCACAGCACCCGATAACTGTATTTGACCTTATATTCATCGTTGCTTACTTTAAATACGTACATTGTAAGTCCCCCTGTATTTAAACTTTTGTAAAAAACGAGGACGCTCCAATTAAGGAACGCCCTCTATCGCTGTGATTCTAATCAGGTTGTACTGCCTGAGTTCGCCCAAGCAACCTTCGGCAGAAGTCCTTTGTACTCTGAAATAACCAGAGAAATGGACATGGTAGCCGCCTCGTTCTGTCCGATCTCAGGAAGCGGAATCTCGTTACCGCACTCAGCAACAACGAAAAATGCATCACTCATGGAAGGGAACTGAACTTGGAACCATACTCCCTTGCCACCTTCTTTCGCTGTTTTTGCCGCCGCATAAAGTGCTTTGATCTGAGTAACAGAAACATCGGGGTCGACAATAAATTCCACTTCCCACGTTCCCCCAGTATCCTGTCTTCCTGCCACATAGTGTGTGATATAATCTTCCAGTGCGGAAACATCAATCTGCTCTGTGTCAAGGGAAATGCCGCCGATACTGGATGCAAGTTCAAGCTGAGTGAATGTTGTAGGTTTGGTTCCTGCGGTTGCCTCAATGCCGTATCCAAAGGTTACGCCCAGTGTAGAAAGACGCGCCATACTCGACCTTCCTTTCTGCTCTTATGAGCAATAAAAAAGCACTCATGAAGAGTGCCGTTTATACGTTGATATCCTTTAAGAACCTTCCTGCGAAGTTTCTCATAGTGAATCTTGATGTGATTCGTTTGACGTTTGAGTTGTCCACTACACTTAATGCGGAATCACCCATCCGTCTGAATCCAAGTTCGTTGAAAAATCCCCAACACGCATCGTCCATCACATACAGGTCGCTGATCTTTGATGTGTCGATGTAGCAGTCCGTCTGCAATGTTAAATCGACCGTGACTTCATAGTTGGTTAAGTCCGTAACGTTTGTCGGCTTGCCAACAAGTGTCAGTGCGCAATATGGAAACTCGGCAACGGATTTATCGTTAAACATACCGAAGTGTTTGGCAACGGAATGATTCGTGAGAAACCCACGCCATGCTTTGTATATTTGATTGATGTCCACCGTTACTGTATTGTTGTCCATATCATCCACCGAATACTTTCTTTGCTACGCTTTTGATTGCTTTGCAAATCTCAACCTCTGCGTTGTACATCGGCATAGCCGCTTTAGTACCTTGCGAAGTCTCAAATCGACCGTGTTCTTCATTGAAGTACACCCAAGAATCATTTGCACCTTGTCCTTTTCCATAGGAACCTATGGTGTAACCCATCTGTTGTCCTTTTGGGTGAGGACTTGAACCTGTCGCACCGTTGTAATGAACACCCGATCCAAATTCTATAAAAAGAACGTCCCGACCTTGAAGAATGATCGTTGCCCTTGTGAACGAACCATATGAATTCATTTTCACAAATGCATAATGGTTCGGGTCAGAATCACCCTGTATGCTTGACATTTTCTGGTCGATAGTTCGAATGCCTATCTTTCCGAGTTCGTCAAGCAACTGTGATGTTTTTAAGACCAACGATCTTTTGTATTCCTCTATCTGCTTTATGGCGTTCTCCACGGAACTGACAGACAAATTCATTTTGATTTTCTTCTTAGCCATTAGTCTTTATCACTGACCTTCTTGATTCCATATCTGGCAAGAATGCCTTTCTTTGTATCGTAGATTCGGTCAAGAATGTAATCGGGTTTTACGGTCGGTTCGTTGGATTCGTTTAAAACCAAATCTCCGTTCTCGTCCAACTCTGGAGTCTTGTCTATGTATAAGTACATCCCCTCTACAGGTTGAAATTTCCGATCATAGGAAACCATATACCTGTCATAATTCGGCAAGATACCAAAGTTCATCTCAGCAGGACTACCACTGGTGGACGATACAGAAAGCCGATGTTTTTCTGGTTTGTCGTATGTATATGCAGGATCGATATTGCTATCATCTTTGGTTCGATTTACAAACCATATGTCCTGCTTTCTGCGCGTTGAATTTCTCATAAGTCCCTCTTTTCTGATTATGTTTCCGTTCCCTACCTCGATCAAACGATGGAAACACCCTACGTCACAAACGTGGGGACTTTCAATGTCACGCTCATGACATGCGCTCACCGTCTTTTATACGATCTTAGCGATAGGAACTATGCCACTCAGATATTGTTTCGGAGTGCCGCCTGACTCATAGGATTGCGTCTGACCTGATTCATAGAATGTGGTCACACCGCCCTTGCCCTGTTTGTCGTAATGGAATTGTGCAATTCGTTTGATTGCCCACGAATATCTTTTCAGTGCAATTTCCTGATACTTTTCGTAGTCATCATCCGACAATCCCCACGGACACATCTCGTTCATTACTTCCTGTATGGCTCCGTCAACACAATCTTCAAGAAAAGTTTGTTGGTCATCTGTGTAATCATCTGCCGCATATACGACAAGACCATGAATTAACTCTTCTCTTGTGATTGCCATTACTGCTCCTTCTTAGCAGGTCTGCCACGTCTTTTTGTTTCTTCTTTCTGCACATCATCGGTTTTGGAAGAAACAAATGGAGCAGAAGTTTTTTTCGTCTCCTGCTCCATCGGTACATCTTCGCCAGCCGCATAGTATGTGCCATTGTATTTAACAATGTGGTCAAATACCATTGCTTATACCTCGCTGAATTTATTTAACTTTGAGTACGTAAACAGCATCCATTCCTTCGAAGGACGGAAGTGCGATCTGAGATACGGTTGTCTCATGACGTACAGGTGGCCCATAGATGTTCTGGATTGCTACTGCGATGCCAGAATCAAGAACAGATACGTCAACCTTCGGATCACCAATCAGTGAACGCTCTTCCGGAGTTGTACCCATCCAGAGATTACCGACCTGATCTTCGCCAACAATTGTTACATAATTGTCCGGATAGTATTTCTTGGATGTACCGTCATAGTCTTTGTACTTCTTGTCGTAGATGAGCGGTGTAAGACCAGTCTTGCGTTGGAATACTTCTTTAGCAGTTGCTCTGTCAAGGAAGTCAACAGGATTGCCAGTGATGGTAATCAGCGCATTTTTCATCTGATCGGTTGCAATCAGAAGGTTCAGAGTGGTTGTGTTCATGATTGCATACTTAGCCGCATAACCTTTGTCAGCAAGTGCATCGACACCTGTCTGCATATCATCGAGCGGAGCCGCACTGGATGCCTGATCCCATGTGTTATTAGACAGAGAAGCGTAGTTCGTTGCTTTCCAGATACCGTTTGCATCATAGTCGTAGTTGTAAATAGTGTTGTCTGCCAGACCGATGGAAATCTTAACATCGCCGTTAACCGGAGCAAGCAGAGACATGCGCATACGCTCAGAAGCGATATTTGCACCCTCAACAAGATTTGCAACATCATCAAATACGTGATTGATAACATCGTTCAGATACGGATCGTTGGAGTCAGCCGCACGCTGAATCTCCATCATGTCCTGCTCGGAAACCTTCATAGCTTCACGGAACAGCGGCATTTCCTCGGTGAGAACTTGGAAACCTTCACGCGGACGGATGGTTGCAAGTGCATCGTATGTAGACGGTTTCAGTGCAACACCAAGTCCTTTGTGTGCTTTGATCCATTTCAGATCAATTCCCATTTTCTTTTTACGCGGAAAGAACGCTTCGCCAAGATACGGAATAGCATTGCTCCGATCGTTGGTCAGCTGAAATGCGATAGACCGCGCTGTAAATACATCATTAAATCTCATTATTTTTTCCTCCAAATGTATTTGAAGTTGTTGTCATTAAGTTTCGTTTCGCTTGCTATCAAGCGGTTGCGATGATCGGTTCCTCAAACGCAATTCTGCATCCCGCCGCATTAAGGGCGGTTGTAAGTGCCGCATCATATGTCAGACCAGAATTCTGCTGTGCGCGAGTGGTGTGTACATAACCAACCTTCAGCACTGCAACCTGCGGATGAGATTCGTATGCATCATGCAGAAGCAGACCAACTGCACCTGTCCACGGAGTCGCGCCAACAACCTTTCCATCTTTGTCAACCGGAGTACCAGCCCTGACAACTTTCTCTCCGTTGTCTGCCGTAGTATTGACACCTGTGTAATCAACTGTCATTGCAACGGCTTCATTTTCTTTGCGGTTAAGAATTTCGATCTCACGGCTGACCGCCAGAGTATCAACTTTCATGTCACCTCTTGCCATTTTGTTTGTCCCCCTTTAAAGGAAATTGTTAATAATGTCACTATTGCTACCTGATGTTTTGGACTTGTTCTGCTCAACAAAACGTTTTGCAAAAACCATTGCAGGATCATCCTTTTGGGAATCACCCTGTCCTGCGGATACATCAATCTTGTTGTCCGCAATAAATTTCTGAAGTCTATCTTCACCTGCGGTCTTTTTGACAGACTCAACAAACTTGTTCAGCGCATCAAAAAAGGCATCAGCATCTTCCAGTTCCGGAATAGCCTTTGCCATCTCTTCTGCGTCTGTTTCTGGCATACCTACACCCATCAGACGCTTACTGTATTTGATTGTGCGGAGTTCGCTTCGAACCTGTTCAAGTTCCTCTGCTTTCTCTTTCTGCGCTTCTGCTTCTTTTTCAGCGTCCGTCATCTTTGCTCTGAGATTTGCGTTCGCCTGATTTAACTGCGCTTTAAGGTTTTTCGCTTCTTTTGTGTTTTTGTCGATTGCGTTCTTAAAGCGTTCCGCATCAGCTTTCGCCTTGGCAAGTTCTGCTTTAAGACTTTCAAGCGATTCCTCGCCATCTCCATCCGTATCATCGGAACCGTCTGCACCATCAGTGCCAGAGCCGCCGCCAGACCCTTCTCCACCTTCTGCAAATCCATCTCCACCAAGTACATCAGCACCATCTGGAGCAACTCTGCGTGCGTGTTTAAAGATCCGACTTTGACCATAGTGGTTGTTCATAAACTTCATAAATTTGACCTCTTTCTGCTTTTATCGTCTGTGCTGACCTTGCGTTATTTTTATCCAACCTTTCTCTAGGTTGCCTGTGGGATTAGCGTCCTTCTCTGGACGATTTGTATATAAATAAAACCGCCATAAGCGGTAATATCTTTAAAAGAATCGAATGCCGCACCGACACCCAATAATTTCTTCGTCACTCGGTGAAAATTGTTCATCCCTTGGGAATTGCATCATTCCACCTTGCAAAATAAACGGCTCATTTATTGGTTTTGTAATGCCATTTACCTCTGCATGGCTTTCTCTTTCATGACCATCAATGATAGTCAGCCATTGTTTGAATGATTTCTTCCTGACAACTTCTGAATATTCCGTATGCGACCAAACCGTATTAGATTCGTTCTCGGCAATAACTCTTGCCCTGTCCTTGGAATAGTAATACGGATCATCTTTGTGCCTGTCTGTTGCCGCCACAATGTCCGCTGTTGCCTGATTCACCCTGTTGATGATATAGAGGTCTATCTCGCTAGGAAAATCAGGATTTGCCTGTTGTTGTGGTCTGTTTTGCGGTTGATATCTCGCAGAATCATATGTCCGTGTGATACCAACGTTATTTCCGTAATACGCATCGCTAATATAGTACCGTTGTTCGACAGATAACTCCTGACGAGCCAATTCCATGTAGCGTTCACGGATTTCCTGCAATGCTACGGTGTACTTCGGATTATCTCGCGTATAAAACAAGAAAGACATCAGCCAGACCATCTCATCTTCTAAGCGGTTGGCAAATGCCTTTCGTAATCGTTTTTGTTCAGTGGTTATCGGCATCTCATCAAAAAACTGATCTATCGGAAGGCTCCGATCATAACCGACAAGTTGATTCAAGTCATCGAAGGTAGTAACGTCAATCATATTGCTACCTCATCAGTTTTGGTTTGTGCTGATTGACCCGATAAACGGTGAGTTCGAACTCTGATCCGAAATATCTTGAAGCGTTCTATCCTCGTTTGTCGTATCGGCTTTCAGTGTGGTATCACTTGAACCTGTCGTTGTTGATGTCGGATCGTCAGCAAACATCTTGTGCTGTTTTGCTTCTATAATCGGGCGGCTATCATTCCATACTGTCTCGGCATCAGGCGAAATCTCCGACAACTTGATAGCATGTCTGCCATGCATTCCTGCGTTAATCAGGGTTGCCATTGTGTTTGCTTTGATCGACAAATCATAGTTCTTGTTACGGTTGAAATGGAAATCCACATCAGATGCACGTACCGATCTAAGCGGAGAATCTTCCTCAAGGACTCTGCTTGGAACAAGTTTGATTGCTCTCAGGATCAGCCGCAGTTCCTCTTTGAAACCTCTGCTGACTACACCTTCTTCGCGCGATGCATCGACCTCTGCCATGTTCCATCCAGATGCCATTGACGTTGCCTGACCTGTAGATCCACCGCCAAGAGATTCCTGCTGAATCGGAACTTTGCATTTCTGCAACAGACGATTCCATTCAAACGAAATCGCGCTAAGTGTTGCCGCAGTATCAAGACCACTTGACAGTGGTTGAATCTTCGGATTCTTTTCGGTTCCAGAATATGTCAGTAACCAATCTCCAGACTCAGGTTTTTTCTCTGTTCCATCTGGCTGAGTAAATGACACATCGTTTGCCCACCATATCTGTTGGACAGTTTGTGCAGTATCATTTGCCAGATCCGAAACAAGAATATTCAAACCATCCATATATGAAATATGACGTTCAAACACACCTGTGCGGTCGATTGCTCTGTTGTATTCAATGACAGGAATCATGCCAAGTACATTGACAGACTCTTTGATCTCGATATCATTGACAATGCTACTTGCAAGTCCTGTGAGTTCATATATCTTCTTGTCCGTATAACAAGTGAAATGATATTTATCATCCTCATCTTTGACATACGTGACTCCAAGAACCTTTTTCTGACCGACCCCTTGGTTATAGACGCAGAATGCATATCTGGAATCCAACGTATAGAGATTTACAAGTGCATACTTGCTTTCCTCTTCATCGAATTCCGTCTTGACCTCGATAAGTCTGTGACCGATACCACATTTCTCAACGAAATCTCCAAGAATCTGGTTCTCATATGAGATATCCAATGCGTTCAGCAACATCTCATTCAGAGCCGAAATGCCAAGATCATCAGACTTCGGATCGTTCTCAGTGCGTCCTTCTTTATCCGCGTGCTGAATTAAAACAGGTGGAGTCCCCCAGAAGTATCCCTTCTTAAACTCCACCACGTAATTTGCCGCGTTTTCCGAAATGGTACAATTGATTTCGGGGCGAACTATCTTTTCTCTCTGCAACGGCTGTTCACCAAGTTCGTAGTCAAACAGAAACTGGATCTCTGCCTGATTTAAATTGTGAGTTCCAATAGCATTGCTGAGAACTTCCAGAAGATTGTCTCTATTCACTTCTTTGGCTGTCGTATAGATCCGTCTCCTGCCGCGAAGCTGATCCCTTACGTTCAGACTTTCGATTGTTCTGTTTGACATATATACCACCAAAAGTAACGCCACTACCAGTAGTACGCTTATCGAAAGTCGCTGGAACCCTGACAAACACTTTTCCGTGGCGGCGTAATTTTCGTAGCGCGTCTTTGCGCTTGCTGTTTTCAGATTTTTCCATATATCATATTAATCCTTATTATGTTCCGTGTCTTGCGAAAAGTTGTGAACTTCAATCTTTAAGATATTTTTCTTCGAATTCCTGTAATGCTTCACCGTGAAGATGGCAAGTGTGATAATATGTATATCCCATTGCAACAGAAATATTCTCAAACCTACGTTCTTCCCTGTCCGGATTGATATATCTTCTGGTAAGGATCTCTATATATTCAGCCTTACTGAGTCCGCTTATTTTATTTACGCAATCATTGAAAATGAAATTGTATTCTTTAAGAGATTGTAATACTTCGTTTTCTGCATCGACCAATTCCGATACCGTTTCCGATAACGCATCGTGCGGAGATGTCTGCACTCTGTCCTTGTCATATCGCAAACCCTCAAGATAAGTTATGGATTCCCTGATGCGCTCATACTGTTTCTGCTTGTTTTCTGCGTTTAACTGGCTTTTCCGAAGTCTTTGTAAATATTCTTTCGCTGTCATGATGCACCTGCCGTTGATGGTTCTTTATAAGTTTCCTGATTTGATCCGAGTCCTTTTGATGGTGTATTTAAAGCATCATCCAAACTCCACCCAAGTTTTCCAATCCTGTCATAAACAACTTGTGGTTTCAAGCCGTTTTTTCTACATTTATTGGCAATCGAATCTTTTGCGTGTTTTACTGGGTTTTCCAATGCTTCTGTTGGATTCATGCCTTTTTTGATTCTCTTCTGGATTGTGTAATACGGTAAATTAAGTTCCTCACACCAATCTATCAGAGCTTTCGTTTCACCCCGATACTCAACCATTACGCAGGTACGCTTGTTCCTGTTTTGAGCCTTGACCGTTGCCCATCGACAGTTCTCCGGTGTGTAATCGCCATCATTGTCTATTCTGTCTATCGTAAGGGAAGAGTTGTAACCGTTCGCTTTTGCCCATTCAACAAAATTATCAAAGTTCTCCCATTCTTTGCAGATTTCGATTCCTCTACCACCATAATCCTTATACCTTGCACACTTTGGATTAAGACACCTCTTTCTCATTCCGTTCCAAATATCGTATAAACGTCTGTTTTCTGCGCTATCGTGCGGAGAATATTTATAAAGTCTATTGAAATGCATGTACGCTCCTTTCTCAGAATGGACTACTGATAACTCTGCTGGGCGGTGTCGGCGGCGTTCCTACTCTCTTGGCAAACGATGCCAAAACATCGCAAGCGTCATCATGCGCTGTTTTACCTGCCACCGTGTAACTAAGCAACTGCGACATCATCTTTCCATAATCACTCTTGGATGTATAAAGCGATTTATCTTTGAAGTAGATATGTTCCTTTACCCACGGAGCATAGATGATGATTTTCGTTTCCTTGTTCGCTGTTGTAAATTCCTGTGTGATATTGCAGTAATAACCTGCTTCTTTCAGACGTTTATCCACCTCAAACGAAACTCTGTCTCCACCATTGTTCGATTCAAAATGGCACGCTTCTACATGATTTCTCATAATAATGCTCTTGGAACTTGCGTACTGGATCTCATAATCAGATTCATCGTTGAACACGCAATCGTCCAGATAGTACATGTCTCCGTATTTCAGCAACACAGGCTGTGCAAAGAAGTCGGTTCCTTTGTTCTTGGTGTCAACTATTGACAAAACCGCATCAGGTTTCTGCATTGGCAACGTCAAGTATCGTTTCAATTCGTCATCATGATACAAGAGTCCTTCACGTTCAATCGGCTGATTCATATACAGGCACTTGAATGAGATTTCATCCATTGACTTTTCCATATCATGGAAATACTCTGTAGAAAAACCAACTCCGTACTTGTAGTTGAAATTGGACTCTCCATTCTCGTCATATGCAGGTATTGCTATGAATCTTGCCCTTGGATCGTCAGCGTGTTCCTGTTGAAGCCGACCCACTACATCAGATACCGACCAACGCGTCTGAATGTGTATCTCTTTGCAGAAGTTTTTCTTTCTCGTCTTTAAGTCCGTGTTATATGTCTGCCACAGTTTATCCATACGCTCTTTGGACAGTGCTTCTTCTATACCACTGCACAAATCGTCCGCATAGAGTATATTTTCACATCGCGTAGCACCTGTAAGGGACGCATTGATCGCACGACATGTAAGAGACTTAAACCTGTTTGGTTTGCCAACATTAATAGTTTGCTCTTTTGAGTTCATGTCACCACGCGGATTGAACTTCACATGAGGAAATATCTCATGCCATGTATATTCAACCGGATCATTCAAAATTTGACCAACTCCGTCATAAAAACTTCGCGTAAGTATTCCTGAGTGCGCTGATGCAAGGTTTGGCATTTCTGGCTCCCATCCCATGCACCCTGATAAGAAGAAAATTCCTGCCGTACTTTTACCAGAGCCGGGACACATCGACACCGTAAGCAGGTCGATCTCATCATCAATTAACGCTTGCATTCCCTGTGTTACGCCAAATTGCAGGAATTTATCTCTGCGCGGTTCATAGAATCTCTTGTCAGGATCTCGATTCTTTTCCAGATACAGGAAATAACTGTCTACGTTCCTGTTCTGCGCTTCGACTTTAAGAAACCGCCAATACAATTCCTCATACGCAATATCCCCTGTCTGTCCTGCCATATACTGACACATCTCATGAGCAAACTTGCTATAGCGCATAGCGAATTTTCGCTGTTCAACATCCAAAAGAAGACCTTCATCGCTCATGCCAACAAGAAGATCATGTACGTCTTGCAGGTTTTCTCTGTTCTCAAGACCTTTGTCTGTAATTGTCTTTATCAGGGATTGATATTGTTCGAATTGCATAAAAAAAGTGAGACTCCTTCCACGGATACGCAGAATGGAGACTCACCGGACTTGCATTACACCATTACATGCATATTGAATTTACACTTGGTGCTTTTACATTGTAACTCTAAATTTCGTATGATCGTGTTGTCTTGGATTTTGAATTGAGGTTTGTCACAATGCGGACAGCATACCCATTTATCTTTTCCTCTTATGCCGATATACGCTACATCGGTAAGCGGCAACGGTTTGTTTATGTATTTATCCATTCCACCTCTTTCGTTTCAATGGCATACCATGTAGCTTTCTGTAATTGTTAAGCGTTTCGGGAAAGAACCGCTGTTTGAATTGAATTATTTCACGTTCCGTCAGGTCAACCGTCATTGTCATATCGACAGAGAAGCAATTGATTTTTGTAATACCGTACAGTTCTGCGTCTTGTGATTCGGAAATCTCTGCAACTCCTTTGATTTCGGTCATCTCACCTGTCTCTACATTTTGCATGTAATACTTGAGATTGTTGTATTCGCCACTACCCATGCGCTATTCCTCTGGCAGATAATATACATTCGTATTACGGTATTCCGAATGGAACACAAGGTCGTTTTGATTCAACACTATCTCAGGAAACGCATTGCCCAGAAGTTCAGAAAACACTTCTGCGGCGCGTTCATCATTGTCGTACATTCCAATGATTTTCTTTGTACCGTCCAGATAATGTGCTTCGATGAATCTGTCGTTCAGTTGGACTGTCTTTACCGCATCAACATTTGTAAATCCGACTCTGGATGAATGAATGATAGTCAATACTCTTCGCTCCTTAATTCGTTCTTGGACTTCTTGCGGAATATCTTCCTGTTGCGTCTTTTCCAGAACATCCACGTTGACCGATTGTTCTTTGTGGTGTTCGTATACTTCCGAAGAAACTTATCTTCAAACGTCATCTTCTTGTGCAGATTGTTCTTCATAGGTCTTTTTTAATTTTTGAAAATTTTTTGAAACAGGGGCAGAGCGATTTGAACGCTCGTTGTTGGTGTCAAAGACCAATGTTTTAACCGATTAAACTATACCCCGATATTTGGATATGACAGGATTCGAACCTGCATGTGATGATTGATCGGATCATCCTGAGTAGTGCGCGCCCAGTGCATTACCACGGCAGTTATGTTGCACGCTAATTGCAACCGCCTTTATGCTACACATCCATAATGGATACGGTGGGATTCGAACCCACATTACAAGTAGGTGGCGAACCCCTTGTTCTTTACCGCCAAAACTCTACCATTGAGTTACGTATCCATATCCCATTATGTTATTTGTTTCGTTTTGCTAACTTTTCTTCTAACTCCGCAACTGCCTTGTCCAGATCTTCAGAACGCCAGTATGCCTGTCGCTTGCCCTTGCGCTGTTTGTTTATCACGGTTCCACCCATCAGGTAATCTATGTGGTCAACAATACACGGAAAGATGTTTGTCGCAGTTAGATTCGGCATTTTTCTTGTGACATATTCTCTGAACAGCGAATCATCACATTTGCCAGAATTTAAATAGTCTGGAAACTGCTCTTTTGCTTCTCCGCTCTCCATCCACTTGACAAAACCGTCCATGAGCCTGTTCGGTATTAAAATGCACTGGAATGAAAACCACATTCCGTTACATGACACCTCTCCGATGTAATTTGTTCTTTCGCCATCGAATTGGTTATTGCAGAACGCATTGGCAAATCCAGTATACTTTTTCTCAGCAATATCTCTAAAATTTGATCCAATTACAACATCGTCCTGTAAGTGCCATGTCGAATTGTACGGTTCAAGATTCTCCGCTATCCATTTGCAACTTGCTACCCATGACGCAAGATTTCCGATGCTGTCATAGTCGTGCCAAACAATAATGTTATCTTCCTCGATGCCCTGTTCTAACAAGCTGGGTAACAGGAAGTCTTTCACGTACCATTCACGGTCATTGCAGACATGAATCATGTACTTCTGCGCAGTATCAAGATATTTGTCCATGTACTCTCTGCGGTAAATGTTCCGATTCTCATACCAATCTTTGATTCCACAGTAATGCACGATTGCTGGATTATCCGTGTATCCTGTCGATTGGTTTTCATTGAATCTCAGCGGTACGACAGCGACTTTGTTTTGCTCTATGCCATATTTATCCAAAAGTAGGAAAGAATACCACCACCTCTAAGCGAAGCATAGGTGGCGGGATGAATTTCCCTCACAAATAGACAAGCCCTGTGTTTTGTGATGTGATTCGACAGTCTCGTCTCGGGTAGTTTGTCTTCTTGTCCCCCACAACACGTAAGTACAGTCCGCCAGAAATCTGCCCACTCATCACGTGCCGTTCACCGTTATGAACAAACACAGTTCCGGGCATTAATCTCTTATCGCTATTGTAGTATCGCGTGCTTTTCTTCACGCTTACACGACTCAACATATGCATAGCTCTTTGCTCACCATACAATTCAACCTGTTTGTCAAACCAGTCAGATAAGGCATCTCCCTTTTGTTCGAATCGTGGTTTTCTATTCTTTGCGATCATTTTTCCGTCGTAAAAATATGTACGTTCTCTTTGCGATTTAACGATTGCTCTGTTATGCCTTCTGAACTGCATGATATGGTACATCTCTCCAATCGCATCAGGTTCCGGCAGCTCTTTAAAGAAGGAAAGCGCAATACAGTAAGCATCCATGAAATGCCTCTTGGGAAGCTGCAGTTTCTCCCGAATGCTTTTGGTCTCGTATCCGGTTGTTACATATGTCGGCAGTATTTCAGAAAGCTCCTTAAGAAGCATTTCCATGATCTGGTTGATTAGACTCAGCGCATGATACTTCTTTAAAATGCCTTCCTTCTTTTCTTTCAGCTTGCCTGCTGCCCGGTCGTTTTTGTGGACCTGCTCATGACAGGATGTACACAATCCGGCGATGTTGTCGATACTTTCGCTTCCACCTCTGCTCTTCGGAACGATGTGATGAAACTGCTCGATGTCTGCTTCGCCACAAAGCAGACACTTATGTTTTTGCTGCTCTGCGACAGCTTCGTCCCTGCTGTCATATCCAAACAGCCGGCCTTTTTGGTACTCCCAGTTCCTGATGTTCGGATTTTGCATTCTTGCGAAATCAAAAACATTGATTTCAACAACAACGCAGGTAACCGGAAGAATCTTCTGAATGAGCTTAATACAGTTAATATGCGTCTCCTTTAGCTGTCTTGCTGACGGTGTCAGCCATTCTGCTGCTCTGGTTCTGTTGTTGAATCTGGCTTCCGTGTTTCTGATATGCTTACAGCAGATCGGCTCCTTACAGCCCGGAAGCATACGCCAGAACTCGGTATGTTTTGCCATGCCGGTTTTGTCAGATGCTATAGCCCTTCTCTGGCGCTTTTTGCGTTCGCCTCTTCTGGAGGATTGCCGCATCTGCTTTCTATGAAGCATAAGTTTTGCAATTTCCTTGTTCCTTGTAACTGCTTCCGCGGCATAAAGAACATTGCCTCTTGAATCCACTGCTGTAAGCCCGATATTCGTTCTTCCCGGATCGACGCCAAGAATTACATCATCCGTAAACGGATTCTCGATATCGTATGTGAGCTGAATGGTGAAAGGCTTATAGCATGCAATATGGGCCTTTCCCGACTTTAACAAGCGCCTTGCGCGCCCGTATTTGTGGATTGGCATCAGCGGCTTGCCACTTTTTGCCAGTACGTAGATATTTGGCATAATGCCTCTCCTTTCGTTAGTTTTGCAGCGATAATGACTGCAAGTCCAGCCGCTGCCACTGTTAAGTTTCCCGAGGCTTGGCGCAGCCTTTGCATTGCACGGAGCTGGGAAAACCCCGCGGTGTATGCTGCGTCACGCCTCTGCTCAACTACTCGTTGGACTTTATGCAAGCCCCCACTTCAAACAGATGCGCCAGCGTCTGTTAAGTGGTGGGTAGTTGACACACGTTTCGTGTCATTGCGTATACGATATTCATGCCAGTTGCCCTTTGCCCCTAAAAATTCTTCCATGAACACAATCATAATCACAAACGGAAACGGTAGGACTTGAACCTACGACCCCCTGATTAACAGTCAGATGCTCTACCGACTAAGCTACGCTTCCATGTCGCTCCGTCCACCCTTCGGAGCATTGCGTCTGTTTTCATCGGTTCGTGGTAGTGAACTGCTGACAGGTGGAAAGCACTTAGTAGCTTGCACTGTGTAGATTAGTTTAATGTCTCTCTGCACTAAGACGAGTATCCATATAACAGAATGTTGTGGGAGAGCCATAACTGACAGCCATCACCCACAACCTCTGTGAAAGGAAACAGATATTGGAAAGAAAAATAACAACGGATCCCCATGAACACAATCATAATCATAAATGGATCTTCACCCTACACAACAACATCGTCACAATATTCAGCCACCGTTCCGACAAGTCTGAGCCATAAGGAGCGACCCTATAACTTCTTGCCAGTTCCCATAAGGGACAGTAACGAGTCCGAGTGGTCACGGAACAAATTTCACGCAGGTCATTCAGATTTTCTTGACCTAATAACGGTACATGGATTTCAAGTCCATTCCGTTCTCTTCCATTTCAGAAGTCAATGCCAATTTGCGCTACTCTTTCACCGAACAGGTCTTATTGTCGGATTTCTCCGACTCAATGGCACAAGCTGTTTATGGACATTTCCGAGCGTTTCCGTATGTTGTCCAGACATACAGGCGTATCGGATTAAGCGATGCAGTGCATCTCTCTATTGCACAGCCGACCTGACAGCAACCTTTTGCGGCAACATTATTATGCGCATACGCTTGTCGTTGACGGTTTCCGTCTTCCAGAGAAACATCACTGCACCTCTGAAGCATACATACGGAAGTATCCCACCGCATATATACTTGACATACGCGCATCCCAAGCACGCTGACTAAGCGATCTTCACTTGGGTATTTATGACCATGATTGTGTTCATGGGAAAGGATTCTGTGCGGAATCGAACCGCAGTAACGAGTTATGCGTTACGCACTCCAGTGCCGATCCTAAATGATGAGATCATCTATTATTCGCTTTTTTGGTGGGGACGCTTGTCTCTTCGGTGTTCCCCAAACCTGCACGCCTTATAAATGATTCAGCAAATGAAGGTAATTGATTATGAGTAGGTGAAGTAGTAGGCAATTCTGGTGTCGGCGTTGCACCGTTTGTCACGAAAAGCGCACCGGAGTTTTTGACGCTCCTTTAATCACAGCCATCTGCCGTAGTGCGCAAGGAGTATAAAGTATGTCAACTACCCACCCACTAAAGTGAGTGGGCTTGTAACTATCCGGTAGTCCGAACGACCTGTGGTCTCCTGCCTTTGTTACAAGCGAGCTTGCTGATGTTACATCACGGGACGGTTGACAACGCCCCTTGCAAAGGAGATGTACTCCGATGCAACTGCAACGGTACTTGATTCCCATGCTTGCAGTTAAGATGGTTATTTCAACACTTAAGATTTTACATTCCAAGTGATTAGTTGGAAAAACCTCATATCTTAACTTGTCAATGTTCAAAGAGTGCCTTCAGTAACAATGGTTACCCAACGGTTTTCTCTATGGGAATATTATAACACAAAATCTCACTTTTAGAAAGGAAAAACGGCTCCTCCCACCTGCTAAAGCAAGTGGGTTTCCGCCGCTGAATCAGTTTTATGAAAAAAGCAAAACTGAAACAGTTTTCTTAATTCCAAACTAATCCAAGATTCATTGCAAATATTGCGATCCAGAACAGCGATAAAACACTTACAGCTTCACTTTCCTTCTTCATCAGCATGATTGCCATAATCATGATCGCATCAAGAATCGTAACGATGATTTTGTATGCTAACATCTGTTCCTAATACTCTGTCGAGTATCCTTTCTGCCAGTTTGTCGTTGTTTTCGTAATTTCCTGCTTCATCCAGAGCCGACCTGATGGATGCCAGAAAACCATTTCGCAGGTCTTCGTCCATCTGTAAAGCGAAGTCCAATCCTCTGATGCACTCCACTGTCGATTCTGGTGAAATGTTTATTCCGATGTCAGCAAGTCCGTCAAATTCGAACCCAGATACAAGTTCCAGATCAACATGCGGTACCTCGTATGGTTCTGCATGGAAATCAATTGCCACAACATAGTTCACAGATGATCCGTTTATCTCTACGCTATATCCATTTCCGACATCATTCAGTTGTTTTATCTTGACATTACCTACCATCGTCATATTCGAACCCATCTCGCATATCGTCAGCAGTGATTGCGTTGTTTGGATCATTTGTCATCAGAATCCCACGCCGCTGTGTTGCACTTTGTGGCATTGGTGGCTCCGAATCTTTCTCTAAGAACTCGATTTCAAAGTCCAAATACTGTCGTGCTTTCCGCAGATCATCAAGAATTGTGTTTCCGTCCTTCCGACCTGCTCTGACAATGTATTTCACGACATTGCCAAGATTGAAATTCAAATTCCAACCACGAATCGCATCCTTCGGCTCGATATCGGCATATGTGTAATGCTTCGGAGCATGAATCTTATCACTCATCGAGAACCTCACTGACAAACCTTTTGCCAAACTTCTTCTCTGCTTTGCTTCTGGACATCGACAGAATCTTGCAGACGTTTTCATCGACCATCGAGACGATCAATTCACACATGTTGCTTTCAACATGCTCATGCAGTTCTGACAAAACTTCCTGAGCGATTTCGCATTTCAGCTTGTCCATAACAGATGCATCTTCATCTACGATGTAATCACATTCGACAGCTTCAATGTCATCAAGTACCGCTTGGATGTCAAGCACCATTGCATACTGCTTCTTCGTCAGATCATCTGTCGAATATTCCGACATGCCATATTCAATTACCATGTAGACCTCTTTTTTGTTTTTTAAAAATTTTTGGAATTGGTATTTTAGATCTCCGTATACCATTTCGGTATCGGGCATATAGAGTATATATATCTCACTAAGTCATTTGACCTGTGGCTTTGAGTAGATTTTATTACAAAAATGTTTAACAAGCAAACACAGTAATTAAATTGCGACTTTTTCGGAAGTTCCGTCTCGCCATATAAATGCATAACGTCTTCCGTCTTCATAGTCTAGGAATCCCACCTGCTTTCCGTTTCTTACGCCACCGTTACAGTTTGCATTCAACAGGTCAATGTTGTTTCGGTATCGCTTAATACCGTGTTCTTTCTTGAATTCATCAAACCATACTGTCTCTGCGAAGTTTCCGCGAACACCAAGTTTGTCTTTGCATTCCGATTTTGATATCTTGCAGTTGAAGAAGTCAAACAACAACTCTTTGTAATTCTCTGAGTGAACTCTTTTTCGACCGCTGACTATCTTTAGCTTTTCGCTTCGTTTTGCTTTCGCAAAATTCGACATGTGTATTTTCATGTGACACGTTAGACAAACCGGAGCGATGTTCGTGAACCTGTTTGTTCCACCGACCTCAAGCGGCACAATGTGGTGATATTCGATTTCCTTGTCATCTCCGCAGTTTACGCACTCTGTCCCACATTTCTCTGGTAACTGCTTATGAAACTTGGCTGACGAAAACTCTTTGCGCAATCTTTCGTATTCTGTCATAGATGCACCCTCACTTTCTGTGTGTGATTCGGTGTATGCATCTTTCAGAATGACTTCTGATGCGCTCCTGCCGATATTCCGTTTTGGTCTTAACATTCTGCGTCCCTGATAATGCGATCCAGTGTGGGTCTGGAAACGCCAAGCTGTCTAGCAACTTCAACCTTCTTCATCGTTCCTTCTGCGAGTGCGGTGAGAAATTCATCGATTCCGTCAATAACCACGGACTTGCGACCGCAGTTTTTGTATGCACCATTGCGCTTTGCGATCTCGATACCTTCCTTCTGACGTTCAAGCATGTTTGTGCGCTCAAATTCAGCAATCGCACCGATCATCGTCAGCATCAGCTTTCCTGTCGGTGTGGATGTATCGACAAACTCTTTGTTGCTTACCAGATGGATGTCTCTCTCGTTCAGTTTCTCGACAATTTCCAGAAGATCCTTTGTGCTTCTTGCGAGTCTGGAAAAATCATGAACGTAGATCGTATCTCCGCTCTCCGCTTCTTCCATCATCCTCTGCAACTCTGGACGATGTGTGTTCTTGCCAGATACCTTCTCGATGTACCAGATGTCGATGCCGTGTTTCTTGAGTCCTTCGATCTGCCGCGCTTCATTCTGCTCGACAGTGGAAACCCTGACATATGCTCTCTTCATGTTGTTACCGCCCTTTCTATAACTTTATAGTGTAATTGTAGCATGGATCGGTAATGTTTTCAACACTAAATATAACTTTACAGTGTATTTTTTCTGTGTTAAAATGTAAACATTAAATCAGGGGGTACAAACACATGAACAATACGATTATCTCTCCGACAGGTAACTTGACCATAGATCTCAAAACCGTATTCAGTTCTTCGGGAATGAAACTTAAAGATATCAATGCTGAATTCAATAAGCGTAGAGGTGTCGATCTTGGATACCAGAACTTTAGTAACCGTCTATCGAGAGGTACATTCAAATACCAAGAGGTTGTAACTCTTCTCGATATCGTTGGATATGATATTCAGTGGATCAAGAGATCATAAGTGTATATGGACTCTGTGTAGTGTTTATCTACATGGAGTCTTTTTTTATTTTAAAAAAAATTTTAAATATACACTACTGGTCTTTTTTGTTAAAAAAATATTTAATATACTAACTGCCGTTCGATGACCGCGATTCACTGACCCCGAGCCGGTATCCTGTGCCGCTTTCCTGCGTCTGGTTTTCGTGCCGTTTTCGTCTCGTCAATTTGCACAAAAAACAGTTTGCAAAACACTTGTAAAAAAATATCGTGCTTTTTCTTTACGTTTTGCGCAGATTTTCGCGGTTTTGCTGATCGTTTCGCGGATCTTTTGCGGATCTTCTGAAGCTGGTCAGCTTGTTTCCGCGTCGATCAATCGCGGTTTTGCAATATCTGCATACTTTTCAGCTATCTGTTCCGGTGTGGCTTGCTGTTCTTGTGTGCTGATCACTTCGACTTGCTGAACGTTATCACGGTATTGATAATTTGCTTTGAGGTTGAATATATCGCCGATGGATCCGCGGGTAGCTTCTCCCAGTGAAACGGATTCGCAATAGTCAAACCATTTTTGAACCGTGCGTCTAGTTTCAGGATTTGCCTTGTAACCACCTTGCCTGTAAGATCCTCGTTTTACGTCTCCAACTATGTTACGGTCTATATCAACGAATACACAAAACTGTTGTATAGTTGGGGTTATAGAATACCTAGAACATAAGACAGAATAAATATTATCAAAGATCTCATCCAGAAGATTATAGTTATTATTATAATTATTATTTCTATGTTGTTTATCTGTATCAATGATATATTTAACTTTGTATTTATATATATACTTTAGCATTCCAGAGAAAACAGATGGTTTTGTAATGCTTATATTTTCTGGCAATGTGTTTATATATTCTTCGCAGAGAACGTCTATTTCACTCTGGTATACTTCAATGTTTCCAGTGCTTAAAATAACATTGTCGATTGCCAAAATATATAAATTCTCCTTGTCTTTTCAGCTGGTGTTTACTTGTTCCGGATCTGCTTAGTTTACCTGTGTTTCGTGTCGCTGATATACCAGAAAAACAGACTTTTCCCTGTTTGCTTTGCTTTTTTCACTTGTCAAGGTTCAATCAAACTTTCGATCTTTTCCGCGGTTCCCTTTATCGGCGGTGTTTCCCGTTTGACAATCTGACCATAACATATAAATCTTGCTATTGTCAAGCAAAAACATTAAAATCTTGTCATTACATAATAATTCGCTCCGCGGATTGCACTGCGTGCATGTTGCCGCGCGTTTGATCGGTTCCGGATCTTGTGAAGCTGGGCGGCGTGTCGGATCCTTTGCCAGCTTTTGAAAATACGCGCGTTCTAGCGTGTTTTGTTTTCCAGTGATCGTTTCCGCGTCCGTGATCGTTTGGGCATCTTCTGCGGCGTTTCCTTGCGTTCTAGGCACAAAAAAAGAGACGCGGCGCGGCGTCTCTGTGTGTCAATCTGGTATGTGTTTAATGATATAGTTCGGCTGTTTTCCTAGCATATCACATATTGCGTCCAGGCTTTTTATTCCTATGATTTCATTGTTTCGGATCTTCTGAAGTGTTGCTTCTGATAGTCGTTTCTCTTGTCTAATTCTGAAGGTGCTATATCCAGCTTTTTTTATATTGCCCAAACCAGTTGTCCCTTTCTTTCTCCACTTCTTCATCGATCAAACAGATTGTATGCAATTTAATTTGCCAGTGTCCATCTGAGTCCCTGTATATGCGTCCTGTCCGATAGCAGTAATGAGTCCTGTTGCATACATCGCAGTTCGTTTTCATACCAGTTTGACCTCGATGCCCAACTGCTCTTTAATGCCCTGTTTGTATTCGTCCATGTAGGCATATCCCTTGTTGATGTAGTCCACACCTGTCATGTACAGGTCACGGAATTTCTTTGCACGTTTCTCTCCGAAACCAAACTCATCATGCAGTGTCGCAAGCGCAAGTACCAAACTGAATTCCAGTACGGCACTCTGATGCTTCTGCAATTCCTTCTGGATCTGTTTGTTGTCCAACGGCAGTGTCATGCCTGATTGATTCCTGTTGTGAAGTTCCTTCTTGAATTCGTCCATGCCTATCGCTTCAATTCTGCGCACTGCATAGTCCATACCGTCAAGTCTTGCCATTGCTTCTCTATCTATTTTAGCCATATCTTTTCTCCACAAATGCCAGTTCAACTCCGAGTGTTTCGCATATCAGTTCAAGCGTATCCGCACGCGGAACTATCTTCCCCTTCTCGATTTTGCACAACTCACCGTTGTCAATCTTGGCTCTTCTGGCGCATTCGATTTGTGAGATGCCCTTCTGTGTTCTGCACTTCCGTATCATCTCGCCAATGTTAGTGTTCTTTCTCATAAAAGTCCTCGTCATATATACAGACGTTGCGCTTGCAGTGTAGGCAATCTTCTGCTGACTTTGGATCGCAAGTCTCTTTGGCAATTCGTCTTGTGCGATTCAACTGCCTTACAGGTGTATTGATAATCTTGTCAACATCCCAACCATATTTGAGACGCTGATCCACAAGATACCACGGAAGATTGCCCATCTTTGCAATGTCTGACTTCGTTATGAATTTTCCTTTGTATTCGATCCTTGTTGTAGCGTTCATTTTAACAGCCAGAACTTCAACCACATCGGAAGGTCACTGTTCACGATTACCCTTGTCAGTAACATTGACAGTATTATCACTACCACCACTATCAGTGTTGCCACCCATGCTTTCATATCGTCTTGCTCCATATGCATTCAATAGTCTGTTTGCGTCATATGCTGACATCTCAGCTTGGCACAGGTCACATGTCATGCATACCTGCGTCATGTAGTCCTTGCACTTGCGTCCCTTGTACTTGGCATACAGAGACTTGCAAATGTAGTTTACAGAGATGCCATACTTAGCTGTTGCCATTATTAGTTTGCCCATTTGTAGGTACTCCCCCACTCCTGTACATTGCCATGTATTGCTCCATATCATTCGGATTTATGACATTGCACAGGAACTCATAAAAATTAATAATTTCGATGGCGCGTATCATAGCGTCATGCTCCCATGTATCATGACATTTCGGAAGGATTTTACTTGCTATGATATCGGTTGCGGCAGATAGTTTGATTTGTGGTGTCATGAGTATGCTCCTTTCCGAACATCAATCACATACCTGTCCTCATGCACATAAGTGATACCCTGTGATGCTTCATGTGCTGTCCATTTGCTCATATCGTTAGTTTCTATGAAATTGATTTGCGCTTCAGCTTCATCTGGCATAACAAATGTGATGATAGTTTTATTGGTCAAGTACATTGTCTGCCCCTTTCCGCTTGCCCTGATTGCAAGCAAATCCGTCAGGTATAATGAATCCAAGCACACCTCAAGTATGATATATTGCGCCCGTATCAACATCTTTAATGTCTGCGCGCCATTGACAATCTTTGCACCGCACTACAGGCTGAACGTCTGCGGATGGCAACCACTTTTTCAGTATCCATTCAAATTTGTCGAGTGCCGCCATAAATCCTTCTGCATAATCGCTATCTACTGGAAACCTTTCTTCCTCTACTGCATCGATCGCATCCTGTCTGTATATGGTATCTGAACTGTTCGGAATTTCCGAACTGTTGAGTGCTTCGATTGCCATGCGAAACGCAGTTTTTCCTTCTTCGTTTAATTCACAATAGGAATCCAGTGCATCCTCAAGATTTCTTAGCAGTGCAATTGCTTCTCGATTACTCATCCTGTTCACCAACTTCCTCGTAAATCCACCCTAACAACAATTTTGCCATGAGCCGATGAAATTTGTTTGGTAGCTTGCAATCATACAGTATTAAACTAATACCTTCGTTGATTTTTAATATGCCCGTTTGCCTTGGTAATCTAATGTTCATCCTGTTCACCTCTTGTTTGATCCAATGTTGCTTTAAGGTGACTTATTTTTAAATTCATGATGCACCATCCATCCTGTAAACCACCTTTCCAATCATACAGGATGTAATTAACATATCTCGTCACCTCTCGCCCTGTGTATTTTTCACCATCCCATTCTTTTAAATGCAGATAATCTCCGACCTTAAATCCCCTGTCATTCTTTCGCAATTCAAATGTTTTTTCTCTTAAACATACTGCATCGAAATATTCTGGAAGTATTTTAAGTTCATGAATCATCCTGTTCACCTCTCATAAATTCCATTCTTCTCCAGTTTCTTGGTTCACAACATAAGCCTCGCCGTCAACATCATATGGACACGACAACTGCACCATTTCTGCGGCTTCTTCTGGAGACTCGGCTTCGACCGTATCTGAATATACCACCATGTATGAAACGCTATATTCACTCATCCTGCTCCCTTCTCCAATCTTCTAGCATCCATAGAATTGGATTGTCATAGGCATAACTCATATCTTCCCAATCATCTGCATATTTTTGAATCCAATCCAATGGGATTGTGTTTGGCTGTGCGGATGCAAATTTCGCATCTGGTAATGCTACCTGTGTTATCTGTCCAGATATAGCTAGGTGGATTGTACCCACCGTCACTGTTCTGTTCAATCAGATACTTATCTATCAATTCGATGTATTTAGCCATCACATCTCCTTTTCTGTTCTGCCAGAAGATCCTCTTTCCATCTGAGCCAATCTGGTTTATCAATTGTCGGATCGCCGTACAGATTTGCGTCCTCTTGAAACTTGCAATCATCCAACATCACCTGTATGTCTCTGTCGGAGAACTCTGAGAAATGCTCTCGACAAATGCCCTGTACCAATGATGGCATATATGTCTGTCTGCCCTGACAGTACCGTATAGCGCAAATGCATAACGTCCCGAAGTCATCCTGAGAAATGTTAATTTTCATATCTTTTCTCCGTAAATGTGATAATACTGAATATCGCAATATGTATTGCATTTTGGGCAATAAACAAATTCACCTTCAAAGTTTATAAACATTGTTTTTTTGTTTTCTAGTTTGATTGGCGATTTGCAATAGAGACATTTAACCGTATCTCCAATGTTTATTGTCGGGAGATTAAACCTCATCTTGCATTTCCTTCCTTGCCGCTCCATATCCTTCCGCGACACCTTTCATGTATGTTTTTTTCATGTTGTCGGAAATGGTTTCCAGAACGTCCATCATGCCCTGTGCCTGATCGTTAGACACGTCATAGACACGCCTTATCATGTCTCTAAGCTGTCCGCTAGTCATGTTCATACCTCTCTTGCGCATTTGTACCTGACAAATGTTTTATACCCACCTTCTTGGCGATGTACCGTATCTTTTATAGCTGTCCAAAACGGACATTCATCTTCAATGCAATCGGCAAACTCAGTGATGTGCTGTTCGTGTCTTGCCATCTCAGGTGGATGGTATATTGCAGGAATGATTGTCGTTTTAGTTTGCCACGGACACTTCATTTCGCAATTCCTCTCTGCGCATCCTTCCCGTCTTCTGCATATGCCACAGCGTCAATCGCATCTGTACGGCTGATTAAATCATTCATTCCTTATCCTCACTTTCTGCCTGCTGTGTGTCTGCTGGTGCTTTCGGCAATTCGTTTCTTTGCGATCTCAAAATAGTTTCCGTCAAGCTCAATGCCGATAAAGTTTCTGTTTGTGTTCACGCAAGCAACACCCGTTGACCCGCTACCCATTGTGAAGTCAAGTACAATATCCCATTCGTTGGAATAAGTCTGTATTAAATCTTCTAAAAGCGCAACGGGCTTCTGCGTTGGGTGATATCCGTCATTGTCCTTTTTGTACTCAAGAACATTTGACTTTGATTTGCCACCTTGCCAAAGGTTGAATGTTGCGGTGTATTTTTCGTTCAGCCGTGCAAGTGTTGCATAAGGCAAAAAGCCGTCCATCTTATCAATGCCAAAAACAGAAACAATCTCGTTGTATGTATGTTCGGTGCATAGTGAAAACTGCGTACTGCCTTTTCCTTTTCCCGTCACATAAAAACAATGTTCGGCTTTTCTGTGCCCCAATCGTGCATTTATTTCTTTGCAAGATTTAGCACCGATAAACTCCAAAACTCGCTTAAAATAATCTCTTAATTCGTTGGTACATTCGGCATCGTGTGGTTTGGTGAAAATGCAAATATCCTCATATCTGCTAACCATTGCAGATTTCGCCAAAAGTGCATTTGCGTGTACGTTTTTATACCAAATCGCGCGGTAGCAAAAAGGCAAAGACGGAATAGCCGATGTGATAAGCCGTGATGTATAAGGCTCTTGCGAAAATAGCACAACTTTTCCGTTCTGCCGTAAAATTCGTGTCAGTTCGGTAAATAATGCGGTGGGATCAATTTCATTGTCCCATTCGGTTGTTTTATTGTTCCACCCGTCAAGTGCCGCATTTTTCATTGTCCCATACGGAGGGTCTGTCAGCACCAAATCCACCGAACCATCAGGAATATTCTTCATCAATTCAAGACAATCGCCTTGTTGCAACCAAATCATCTGTTACACCTCACATCAATCGCCGCCTGTCTGCTGATTAAATCATCCATCCTGTCACCCCCATTGTTCTGCCATTGCTTTTGCGATGCCCGGAAATGTCTTTGCTCTATTTTTCTGCCTGTCCTTCCCACCATGATTAAACCAGTTGCCAGCTATTTTACTGCTTTGCCGTTCTTCGCAAATATCGGTTGGCACAAGATTTGGCAGCCCTTTCAACCACAAACAGGTTTTTTTCTGCACTGGATGACCAAACATCCACGGTTGAATAATCTGCGTATATTTCGGCAGACAATACACTGTTGACGGAATCGGATTTTCAACGGCAATTCTTTCACAATCTGCATACAAAAAACGAAGGAAAAAATGCGTTGCTTCAATTCCCTTTTTTAGTCTCTCCTCGTTCAGAACACCCTTGCCCCCCGGATAAAGGAACCGAACTCCTGCGTTGCTAATGTAAGTGCATGGCGGATGAGCAATCAATAAATCCCACTTGCCATCAATTCGATGTCTCTGACCATCAGCAGTTTCAAACTCGCAATTACCGTTGATAATCGGCAGCGCATCTCCCTGTATATGCCACTCCGGGTGTCCGCCGGAACACTCTAGAATGTCACAGCTATATGCTTCATGTCCACGCTCACGGAATGCAATGCAGACACGCTGCGATTCTTCACAAGCAATTAAAACTTTCATCTTGCCACCTCTTTTGTATTTTCAAGCGCATCAATCGCCGCCTGTCTGCTGATTAAATCATCCATCCTGTTCATCTCTCCTTTCTGCCTTACTGCAAAAGTCTCTATCTGGAACAATCGTATCAATGTGTTTCTGCAAACAATCCATGCCCCTATAGAATCTTCGTTTGTCTACTCTCCCATACCACTTGCAATCCTTACACCGTATGATCTCTACCCACTCCGCTTCAGGATCATTCCTCAAGCGATTCACGATCTGTTCAACCCAGTCATCCGGCAGATTGACTTGTATCGGGACTTTAATCTCTGCCATCGGTTCTCCTTTCTGGATAATCGTCATCCGTAACGTTCCGTTTCTCCCACAAATGACAGAATCCATCTTTCGGCAACGCATAATGTTCTTCTATCGGGCATCTGGTTCTCCCGTCTGCATACCATCCACCGTTGTTTGCTGTCCTGCCACAATTTACGCATGTGCGTTCAGGCTGTGCGGATGGCAGATTGCTAACAACATTTTGCATTTTTCCGATAATTACCCTTCTGTCAAAATACTGTTCCTTTGCCTGTTCCATCGCATCAATCGCCGCCTGTCTGCTGATTAAGTCACTCATCACGCCAGTTCTTCCTCCTTTTCTGCAAGCCAGTCTTTCCACTCAAGCATACAAGCGTATGCCCTTTCCCCAATGGTTTGACTGCTGTAATACGGGTCTTTTCTATGCTCTGCCGCATACACCAAACCATCAAGTATCCAGTTACCTATGTCGATAAGCGTTTTCAAATTTTCGTTTACAACATCATCAATCGCAGTATCAGCTACTGGCTCCGTGCCTCCAACTATGATTTCCAACAGCTTGCAGATTTCTCTGCTTGTCATTTTTTCAGCCATCCTGTCTCCTCTCTGCCAATACGCATCCAAAATCATAGTCTGTTGCAACAACCCATGATGCGGTATTTTTGCACATCAATCCGTCAGCATCCTCACACCATTTGCAGTCCTTGCACCGTATGATTTCTGGCTGTGCGGGCGGCAATTCTAGCAACGCCCCTTCCATCACATCACTGTAAACAGCTTCGGCACTCCACGCCACATGGCCCTCGCAATTCTGTTCTTCAGCAACTGTCAGCCTGAAAGTGTTTTTCTTAATTGCATCAACTGCATCCTGTCTATAAATCAGATCGCTCATCTGCTTTTCTCCTCTCCATCTCGTGCTTATTCAGCTTGTCCATAATGCGGTTATATTCACCATCAGTTAACACATTATCCATCCACATTTTCATCATGGCATTGGCGCAATCCTGATAATCTATCGGCTTAATTTCCGGCTGTGCGGATGGCAATTGCTCAAATCTTTTAATGATTGTCTTTGCCAGTCCTTCCCATTCTCCGCATTCAAAGCGAACAATATCTATCGCCGCCCGTCTGCTGATGGTATCGTTGACTAAATCTTTAACTAAACTCTGACTATCTTTGACTATTTTTTCAGCCATCTCGGCCCCTCCTCTCCGTATATCTCGCGCCATATCTCAGCGATGTAGTATTTGATAGCCGCTACTCCCTCAGCTGAAGTACTGGTTCCCTTGTTCCGATAGATATTGTACAGTGCATCTGATATCTTTTCCTCGTCCGGCTGTGCGGATAGCAAGTTCTCGATACTGTAAATCGCTTCTTTCTGTAAGTCACACGCAACAGAACTAATTCCGACTCCATCACTAACATCCAATTTATTCAGCGCATTAATCGCTTCCTGTCTGTAAATCATGTCTTTCATTTAACATCGTCCTCCCATCTTGTATCCTGCCTCATATTCCACAACTCAGCGGCCTTATCCGCCGACCGGGAGTAAAATGTCAACCGATTAAAAGCGCACTCCCGGCCCCCGGTCATGTGCTCAATTGTCGGGCATCCGTAGTATGCATGATCATAGAGCCTCACCTGCCGCCCGCAGAATGGACAATTACGCAATTTGTATTCGATCATTTAAGCCACCTCTCGCCCCGCAGAACAGTTTTTGTTTTTCGGGCGCATATTTTACCGCCCGTTACGGCAAAAACGGTTCTAGGGGCCTTCTCGTGCGTTAAAACAGCATTACCGCTTGCCCGTGCTCCCGAAACCTCCACGGTCTGCATTTCCAAGCGTCTTTACTTCCTCAAACCGAATCTCCGGCTGATGCTTCACGATGCGGAATTGGCATATCCTGTCATTCACCTCAATCACCGTGTCCCGCGTAGCATAGGCCGGGAACATCCACTGATCATTGTCGCCGCAGTAGCTCTCGTCAATGATGCCGACGCTGTTTACAAGCAGGATTCCCCAAGTCTTGAAAGTGGACGACCGGGGCACAACGTGCGCCTCATACCCTTCGGGAAGTTGCATCGCAACTCCCAAAGGAATCATCCTGAACTCGCCCTTCCGCATCGGAACCCGGGCCGCTGACCGAAGGTCAATCCAGTCACCGTTACTGTGCCATACAGGCGGCAGTAAAGCCGCCGAAAGCATCTTGATTTTAATCGTCTTCACGCGTGAATCCATCGCCTGAAAAGCCGCCGCATTACGCCAATCAAAAATCTCGCCCATAAGCCTCTCCCCCTTCTTAATCAGCCACCCAACGGAAGACCCCGGCGCGCTGAACGCCCTTCTGCAAACAAGCCGCATGACTGTTCATATAAATGTCGATATGCTTCCCGGATACTCCCCGGTCTTCCACGATGTACTCCCCCTGTCCCGCTATGAGAATCCGTGTTCCAAGCGGCAGGGAGCCGCAAGCCACGGTGCGGCCTTCAGCGGGCATCTTGCCATTTGCGCAGGGGCCTCCGGCCCATCTTCCGCAACAGCGGCGGCAATTACAATAAAAAGTCAGCTTATACTCACCTAACGGAACCCAATGTCCTTCCGGCTGTCTTACGGTCTCAACCTGCGGGGCCTCAGTTTCCACAACCTGCGCCGGGTCATCCGCCAAGCACACAATCGGTGCTCCCGCCATCGCAATACAACATCCAACTACAAAGCCCGCCACCCGGGCAATATACGGCCTAATCATTCCATGTCTCCTCAATCATGTCATCGTGTTCAAAGTCTGCCCGCTCAAACGGGTCATCTTCAGGCTCTTCCTCAAACTGCTCCTCAAATGGGTCATGCATCCGCCCGTCCCGCGTTAAGTAGGGCATAGTATTAATTCGGTTCTCAATCGTTCCCGTTACGAAATCCACCGCTCCATTCTCTCCGGGCGAAAACTCATCCGCAAGCCACTCAAGGAAATCCTCAGCATTGATGTATCTGTCCTGTTTCGGCATCAGTTCGCCCTCCTCGCCAACGCTATCTCAACAGCTTGTTTCTTCCCGCTCCTGTAGTACATCACCATATCTGACCACCGCACCGAATCTCCGGAATTAAAAATGCACAGCCGGGGAGTTTTACGGGATACAATCAGCTCCCTTTTAATATGCCGCACCTGTTTATTTCCCTCACGCGGCTGATGATAGTCAACCGTTACGCGGTCGCCGATGTCGGTATTGCTCATGGCCTTCAGGAGCTCATCCTTTACAATCGGTTCCGGCTTTGGCTTTTCAACGATATGTGCATCCTCGGAAAGCGAAAACAGGAATTTGTTATTTGCAACCTTGATCTCATGCACCCCGTCACATCTGCCATATCGCAGGTAATACCGCACAGTGTTTTCATTCAGCCCGGATGCTCGGGCGATGTCAATAAGCGGCGCAGGGTTCCCGGTCTTGGATATGAGCTCTCTTAGCGCAGTTATAATCTTTACCTCAAGCCGTTCCGGCAGGTGCGGGTCAATATCGGGTGTCCACCATAAATTCCGGTTCGCAACTTCGTAGTTCTTCAGAGCCCCTTCAGCTCTGAGCTCCCGGAGACCACGAAGCAGGGTCTCCTTGCTGATTCTGTGTTCAGCCTTTATGGCGGCGAATATATCATTGGTACTTATTGCGCGTCCCGCCGTCCTGCACTCCCGGGCCGCTATCTCGTATATCGCCTTCTTGTTTACCTTCAACATCTCTCCTCCATCTCTTATCCGAGCAAAGGCTTGTGTAGCAGTATGCGGGATGCTTGGCGGAGTATGTGTTGGCATCGCGCCCGTTCTCCTCCGCATATACTCTTCTGACATAGTTGGCGTGGAGCATATCACGCCGCCGTTGCTCAGGTGTTCTTTTCTCGCTCATAATGATCTCCGCTCCAGTTCCTCGAGGTAATTAATAGCCCTGTCCATAATCACCGAAGGATTGTCAACCATGTCGGGCGTTATAATTTCCCGGAGCTCAAGCACAATGTCATCCCATGCTTTTTGGTCGTTCTTGCTGACCTTTTTGGATTTCCATTTCAGGTACCAAACCCGGATCTCATGCAGTTTTTCTGATGTCTTTTCCATAAAAGTTACCTCGAGTTACAATCTGAAATGATTTTATGTAAATTTGTGTAACCACCTCAAACCCGCATAAAACCTAGCTTTTTTTAGTAAAGTTACATAGTTACACAGGTTACACTAACTTTTGCCCTATATAGGGGAATTTTTCTGTGTGTGTAAAAAATAGTAAAAAGACACACACAGAAAATTTTTTCAGTGCTATATATATGCAAACCTGCAAAAAATCATGTAACCGTGTAACCGCACCCTTTTTACGGGAAGGACAATGCAGTCCCGTCATCGGCCTCAACCTCGATAAACTCGGGGTTTTCGGGCATTTTGAGCCAATACATTCTCGCGGCCCGCCGCCCGATTTTTTTGTTACGTTGCGGTCTTCCTTCCTTGTCCGGTAACATCAGCCCCTCTTTTAAGCAGTACGAAATGAATGATGACTTGCTGAAGTGTCCGTTTTCGCACAAGTTCTGAAGGGCCGCCGGGAAGAGGTATGCAATTCCCTTGTCGGTATCAAGGATTCCCCACTGCTCAGTATTTACATCGGGGTCAAACCTGCTTTGATTCATGAAGATTTCATCAACAATGTACTGATAACAACGCTTGTTCCCGTTTACATCATCCGGGTTGCTCAGCATACAGAGTGATTCCTTCGGCGTGACATACACCCCGTCAAAGAAAATGTAGTCTGTAGCAATGCGGTCGGCGAGAAGGATGGTTGCAAGGCTTAGGGCCTGCTTCTGCATCGCTTCCCCGGCAACCTCTGTAATCTCATCAATGATGCCGTTGTAGTCCTTCAGGAGCTCCTCCGGGTCAATGGTTGTTATTACCTGTGTAAACAGCCTCCCCGCGAAACCGTAGTTTTCCCGTACGAGATCCGCCGTTTTTCGTGGGTCTTTGAACAGCTTGTCGTCAACGTGGAGCTCAAGAATTCTGTTGATGGCCCCGCCCTGCTGAACAAAGCCATTGATCGGGGTTTCGCCCGTGGTTATAGTTACCAACTGCCATGTCTTTTCCTGCTGAAGCCCGAGGGAACGGTCAGAACGGCTCTTGCCTTTGCCGCTCGTGATGTCGTAGACAAAGCCCTCAAAGTTATCCTTGATTCTTTTGGATGTCTTTGCCGTATCATCAAGGATGAGCGGCAGGTTATTCAGGGCATCTGCCCGGGCCTCAAGTGCTGTTTCCGTGCTTTTGAAATCGCCGATGTACTTGTTTGCCCCCGGGTCTGCCCAAATGCTACAAGCCACCAACTCCGCAACAGACTTTCCGGCTTCAGTGCCGCCCCACAAGTCTATGATGTATGGCAGGGCCCCCAACTTCTTCAGAAGCACTGATGCAAATGAAGCCGCCATCATGACCCGTACATGAAACGAACCCTGCTCCCGTAAATCAAGGATGTGATTCAGCCATGTCCTATAGCTTCCATTCTCAGTTATTGCCGATGCAAGCTGTGGGAAGTCTGTGTCCGCATCGAACTCAATGCCGCCGCTGTCGTACGGCAGGAACCGTCCATTAATCCATCCAAACTTGCTCGATGATTCCCGGAGCTCAATATCTTCCATATTCCGGGCTTCCACATCCGAAAGGTACTTGACCAATGCCCTTGCATTTTCGGATGTAACAAGAATCCCATAGTTACTAAGCTCAACAATCTTGTTCGCTGAACTTATCAGGTCTTTGCGGAAGGTCTGTTCTGTCCACTGCCTGTCGCGTTTGAAGGCAAGTACAATTTTTTCCTTCCCGGTCTGAATGTTCCTTAACCGCTCAACCGGGAGAATCGGGTGAGGGCATGCAGTGATTGAGCTCCTTTGTTGGTCGAAGATGCTCACGCCGCCGTCATTGGCAAGCCATGGGCCGCAGTTAAGGTTCCCCCGACCGATTTCTGTCAGCCCGGTGAAGCAGGTCACGTTCGACGCTTCCTCAAGCCGTTTCCTTTGTGCTTCCCGGGCCTGTGCTTTTTCTTCCTTTGCCTTGTCCCGTTCCGCTTTTAATTGTTCCCGGAGGGCGGCGGAATATGCCGCCTGTTTCGCATCAAACTCCCTGACGCGCTTTTCGGCTTTTGCTTTCGCTCGCAGTTCGTTCAACAGGTTCGCCCGCTTAATTACATCGGGTTCTTCAAATATCCTGTCGAATACCTCGTCAGCAAGAATGTCCTGCACAGGTTCCGCGCTCATCCGCCGCCACCCCCTTTCTTGAATTTGTCATAATCGTCCTCTGCGGATTCTGCCCGCATCCGGGCCGCTTCATACTGCGCCAACGCCGCCGCATACAACGGGGATTTCTCCCCAAGTACATCAAGCGCGTGTCTGTACGCTTCAAGTTCCGCACTAGAAGCGTTTAAAGCCGTTTTAAGCCTGTTTTCCTGTTTCTCTGATAATTCCCTCGCCTTTTGTGCCCGGTACAGTTTAAGGCGGCTTAAATCGCTTTTGGGGGCATAACCGCCGCCGAGCTCTTTAAATGCTGTTTTGAAATCGCAATTCTCCATCATGGATACGAAATCAATAACATCGCCACCCGCGCCGCACCCGAAGCACTTAAACTTCTTCGGGTATATCTTCATGCTTGCGGTCTTTTCGTTGTGAAATGGGCACCTGATAAAACCTGCCCGATTCGGATCAAGCCCGTAACGCCGCAGGATGTCCCGCATCGTGTACTCGTTTTTTACCTCATCAACCGTCATTCCGGCCTCCAAGTAACTCAACAATCTTCTGCCCGGTTTCTTCTTTGTCACAGAAAAGGAACTGAACCCCGTACTTCCTTTGCATTGTGCAGAGTATCCGGTAAAGGACATCGCCCTGCATCACCTTCTGATGCACTATCGTCCAGTGTCCGTTGATGCGCTTCCGTACAATCTCTCGCGGATTCCTCCAAAAAAGCACATCCTCAAGGCAGTGAATTCCGTGCCCGTGTTCACATAGAATTACAAGGTGTATCCCTGCTTCCTGCGCCCGTATAAGCTCCCGCCGGAACCGTTCATGTTGCTGACCAACATTGCTCGCCAACTCGTGCAGATCCTTCTTCGTGTCAACACATACGCTCTGATTCGTTGGCAGTGTGTAATCTCCCACAAATAGACGACAGCGTTCAACCTTGATGCCATGCCTTGCAAACCATTGGTTCTTCAGGCTGTGCTTGCTTACTTGCTGTCGGGTATCCTCAAGAATGATCAATTGAACGGGAGACCGCCATCATCCACGTTATCCGGGATGTTCACAAACCCGTTGGAATCCGGCTGTCCCTGCTGAGCGTTCCCGTCGCTCTTGCTGTCCAAGAATTCAACCTGCTCCGCGATAACATCTGTTGTATAGACCTTCTTGCCTTCCTTGTTGGTATAGCTTCCGGTCTGAATTCTGCCGTTCAGGCCGATCCGCATTCCCTTATGGAAGAACTTTTCAAGGAGCTCTGCCGTTTTTCCG